ACTCTGGTTGAGTCATTGGTTTGTTTCTTTTTCATTATTAGTTATTGACGATACTCACTGCTTGTCATCAATATTGTCATAGACCCACTCTGTAATTTCACAGGTTTCAGGATGTATGCAGCAAAGGAGGTCTGCAAGATAATCGCCTGATGTCTCTGAAGTATAGAGTTCTACTTTGTCTATCATGCCGGAATCAGCCTCATCGTACCATTTGATGAAGAAGCAGGCTCCGACATAATCTCCCTCAGTTTCCATGTGGCTCCTGTCAAGTTCGACCTCACACGATATAATAGTGCAGTCATCTTCATATTCCACATCACGTTCATGTTTCTGAAGTTTGCTCCATAACTCATCAAAAGATTTGGAACCTGAGATGGCTTCCTGAATGGGCTTTTTAGCCTCTTCATAAGCCTCTCGATTAAAGTTGGCATTGAACAGTTTTTGCTGTTCGGGCGTGAGCTTAATTTCTTTCATATACACCTTTGCTATATTCATTAGATAAATCGAATATGCGGTCAAGTGCAAGACGCATCTGTTCCGCATATTCATATAACTCTTCCTTAGACAAATCTTTACGTTGCCAAGGCTGCATATCCTGATACCAGCATACACTGGTCTCTTCTGCAATAAGATCTAATCTCTCCCAGTCTGTTGGCTTATCTTGTGGTAGAACATCTCTGGTAAAATCAATTTCATCGCCGGGGACATATTCTTTACCAAGGCTCGCTTTCCTTGCTTGCTCTTTGGCAAGCATTAAGGCTTTATCTTCAGACCGGGCATTGACCTCTATCTCTTTCCAGTATGTCTCAACTATCTTAAATGTCCGCTTCATATCTGTATCTCTGTTGTTTGTCTTACCTCCCCTGAGTACCGATGGGCACGGAGTCCGCGAACAAAACTTTCAGCTGGGATCTGTTCAAGCACCTTTTCAGAATATGTTGTTACCACATATTCTGCTATTGTTATATTGTAGAAGCAACAGTTGGTCTTGGCCTTTTTGCAAGGACGGTTGCTTGTGGTAAAAGGGCACTCCTTACAACATTCTTTCAGTCTGATTGTCAGGTTTTCGTGATACGCTTCTCCAGCGCTACTTTGGTTCATACGTTTATGGTTTTAGAGTATTGTAGCGTGCCATGATAACCACGCCGTCTCAGTTCTCCAAAAAGGTTATCATCAGTGAAGTCAGCGAGAGTGAGAGTAGCTTTATTGCCTTGCTGGGGAATGTAATCTTCCGGACGGGTTTCAGATGTTGATTTGGTAGTTGATTTGGCAGTGCCCTTTTTAGTCGCCATATTATTTGGATATTAGAGAGTTGAACGATAGTTTTCCAGATACTCCAGAATGTCGATCAGAGTTTCTGTATAGATGTTTTCCCCGGCATTAGAAACTGGAGCGTCACAGTAGTCGGCGAAAGTGATGTAAAACTCACGATCATTGTCTGCTATACCGATTGTGTCCGGCAATACTGATGACGGGCCAGAATCCTTTTCATAACAGATGTCGGGATTTTCGTGACCAGTGATGTCATCCCATAGGATTGAGCGAGTGTTGGTTTGCTGACAGATGTCTTTGACGGTGTAGAAAATGCTTTCGATGACCTCTGTGCGAATATTATACACATGCTCTGAATACTGGGAATGATAGGTCTGCTTGACTATTTTTATTCCCTTCAGTTCTTGTCTCAGGAGGTCAATCAGGCCCTTCACATTGTCCTTACATTCCTCCATATCGGCTATGAGGTCTTTCAAGTCATCGGGTGCGCCGTTTTTACCATGACCGTCCGGGCCTATCCACAGAGCAGCTTCTTCATAAGGGTCATAACTGTTGTAATACCCTTCAACGGCATTGATAAACTCATCTGCATCTCCAGTCTCACACTCGACATAAAAACCGAAGTCCTGGCCGGCATTGGAATACTTGGAAAGATAGAGATCTACCTTATCGTAGTTCTCACTGTGATTGTGAACACTCCAGTCATCATCTTCGGCTATTGCTGTGATACGATTGATAAATTCCTCAATGCGCTTTCTACGGAGTCCGAGGTCTTGAAGTTCCCAGGCTTCAACTTCTGCTTCGGAAACGCCATTGCTGATGAGAACGATAGTGTCATCATAGAGACCTTCATCCGGGTCATCAGGATTTCTTTTGATTTCAAGCACTTTGTATGCGCCTGAAGTTTTGTTTTCAGGATCTGACCACCAGACCTCTTTCCCATTGAAAAGGGTATTTGTATTGTCGCTCATTGTTTTTGTATGATTTTAGTTTACTAAACTTGCTGCTTGAAAGAGTAATGAAAAATTGGGTTTTTCACTTTCAAAAACTTCAGAAATACAGTAGATGTCGGTTCCAAAAGAAACATAAGCTCTTTCTCTTGGATTAAGACCAACAGGTATGGCTATCCCATTTCGATATTGCAATCTCAGCATAGGATCTAAAATGTTTGAAATTTGATGCAACTGCATATTGAATGTTACAGCATTTTCCAATACACCATAAGAGTTTTGAAAATACTTCGGTATCATAGTCTGAGTGCCATCCTCAGATATTCTGATGATTTTGAAAATCTTATCCATTATTTTTCAATTTTTAAGGTGGTTGGAATGTCACCTATTCTGAGACGCATACCAGCCATAGCCTTCATCGTATCTTCTATATTAAGAGATGAGGACATTAAGCATGGCATACCATGATTACCAACTGGGTCAGTGTAGATAAACTCTGCGCCAGATCCATCACGAAATAAAGTGATGGACTGGATTTTGCAGACGTTATAGGCTTCACGAATTTTACGGATTATACGTTTTCGAGTATATTCATCCATTGGGTTTTGATTTTAGAATACTCATTAACTTTGCGAAAGAATATGTGCCTTTGAGTTCTCCTATATCTTCTCGATGACGGAGTTTAACTTCCCATTTATGGACGATAGTGCTATTATAATCCATTTCTGGATATAATTCTTTATCACCCATAAATGACATCAATTTGACAGTGGCGAGTTGGCTGCCAAATAAGGTTTGAGCTTCCTTATCAGTAGCCTTTAATATAAAATCGCTTTCCATCTTTTTGTGTTTGAAGTTTTACTTACGCCATTCCCTTTGTTTGGTCTCAATGTCAATATGATTGGTGGTTAAAAATTCTTTCAAGACTCCGAAGAGCTTATAGCCCTCAAAACCCTTATCACTAACCAAATAGTTGAGATAAGCGATTGAAGCCTCCTGGTCCATTTTGGGGAACACACCATCATGGAAGAGAATTAGGTTCTTCAACGTGAAGAAAGCGCCGGCACCTTTATAAGCGTCTTTGAAAGCCTTGGACTGTTCCATATCGTAGAACAGACAGGTGTTTTTGACAGCCTGATAGAAGTTTGCGGCTGCTTTATGAAGTGCGCCAGGATTGCGGGTATTCTTGATTGATTTCACCAGCTTTTCAAGCGGGGCATACACCTTTGTCTGAAGGTCAGTAACAAAGATGTCAGTGCCGTCCAGACGGACGTAAGGAACACCTTTGCAGCGGCGAATACGGAGCTTCCCGACAATCTCTTTGACGAGCTTGATATAGTCGGTTGCCATTTGGATTATCACGCCTCTGTTGAACCAGCGGTTACGTTCCGCATAGTTCTCCGGGTCATTATTGAAGAGCTTGGCCTGAACGCACAGTTCTTCAACCACCATTTCCCACTGGTATTTGTAACCCTTACGGCGAAGGGCGGCAGTGAAACCGATGGGTTTACCGGTCTTATAGTCCTTTTCAGTCAGCATGTGAAAGACCTGAGCCATGATCCAGCGACGGAACAAACGGCGGTCAGGAATAGTGCGACTGGCTTTGATGGCAGCGAAGATGGGGTCATCATCAGAAACCACTGAGAACTGACCATCATCGAGACGGCCAACCTCATAAGCACCGTTTGTGCCACGAATAGAGAAGAGGTTGTTGACGTTGACACCGGCATTGCGGAGAGCTTCGATTTTGGCTTCTGCATCGTTGAGTTTCTTGGCCGGGAAAGCAGCGACTACTGGGATTGCTGAGATGGGAGCAACTACTGCTACGACTTCGGGTGCGTTGATTTCGATGTTGGTGCCGCACTTAGGGCATTTTACATTCAGTTTCTTCATTTTAATATTATTTTTGATGTTATTTATTTTCTGTTTTAGGTTCAACCCATTCTTTGAGAATGATGAGTTCTTTTACTGATGGGCATTGCCAGAACCATTTGTCCTTGGCAAATTCATCCCATTTCAGAGAGCCGTTCAAAATCATTATCAGAACATAAAGCTCCAATTTGATTTGAGCTGTTTCCCTTGGCTCTCCATAAAGCATATCATCATCGGTCAGTTCGTGTTCCGGAAGAGCGTTAAAGTATCTATACCTTTTGTTATCACTTCTTTCGGAAGGCAAACTGTGCTGATAGCGGAGAAAGAGTTGGGCAATAGTTAGAAGTGGAGTATCTGATACTTCAATTCCTAATTCACCCTCATACTCGCCGTTCTTGATGACATATTTGCCATCAATTTTCAGGCTCCTTTGCTGAAAGTCAATATGGAACTTCGCTCCATTTTGAACTTTCGCTATTGCTTCATAATAGATGGTTTGCATTTGATTTGTTAGTTAAAAAATTATAATCTCATTGGCTTGGCACATTTCTTTACTGAGTCGATTACAGAGCTGGATAGACTGGTACCGAATCGACAAAGCCAGGTGGTTAACCTGGCGTCGATTTGGATCCAGTATTGCATCCAGCTCTATATAAATTGCCAGTCTTGATTATGTTCCTTTGTGCTGAGGTTGTACGGTTCTCAAAAACAGTGATGCGTTTCTTTATTGTACTGATGGAATCCAGACGGATGACTCAGGTAGAACCGGCGTGATTGACTGATAAGGCAGGAAACGCCGGTGGAACCTGAGTCATATTGCCAATCTGGATGACTGAATTTTGCTTTCTTGAACCATAATGTCGCATTACTAAGCTACTGAAGATGATGTGGTATATCTCTTTAATTATTTGATGGGAGGGCTTTTATGGCTGCCGCGTTAAGAGATGGGTACAGCTTTCACGCGGCAGCTTATTGAAGCCCAACTATATTTATCATCTCTCAGATTGCTACCATATACATAGTTTATTTTGTCTGACAGTCAAACAATATCGTGTGTTACTTTAACAGATTGATGTCAGAAGGATCTGTCAAACTGTAGGGCAAATAAGCTGTAAAGCCATTGCCCAACAGTTTGTATGTTGATCCTTCTCTGAAAGTATTGCCGTTCCGTCAGTCATTGCACACTCAATCTATATTTTATATCATTTCCGGTTAATATTTGCCACCAAAGTCTTATAAACCTCTTTACTGGTATGAAGCGCATTTTGCATACATCCCAAAGTATAGTAACCCGGTAGCATCTTGTCGGTTTTGATACGGTTTGATTTTACATTTCTGCCAATACCTCGTTGGATACAACCATCAGAATTATTGACTACATAACCAAGACCACCTATTCTCGTTTTGCCCGTTATCACCGCTCTCAAACAATCTGCAACGAATACAGAGAGAATTTGAACATCTTTCTTCACATTGATGACAGGGAGAACCTGAGTAGCCCAACTATATTCACCATTGCCAATATACAAATAGTTGTTAACCTGATTTATGGCTTTATTAAAGCTTTTATTTTTTGAATTAATCGTCCGGGACTCAATTTCCTTTTGAAAAGCTTTAATTCGAGTTGAGCTGAGTGAAATAGAGGCGCCTTTGATGGAGAAGCCGAGGAACTTAAACCAGCGAGTGTGGGTCAGATACTCTATCTTTTTAGGATTGAGTGTCATTTCTCGCATAGCAACCTCTTCAGACATAATCTCCATTGCCCTTATATAATCTGGACCGACAAACAGGGCATCATCAGAATAGCGAACATATTCACCATCCAATTTACTCAATCTCTCATCCAGACTAAACATTACCACATTGGCTAACCAAGAGGCTACTGAGCATCCTTGTTTGAGTGATTGATAGGATTTCTGGAGATTGCCATCTGTATCAAAATACCAATCAGAGTGGTAATACTTGCGAAGTACATCTATGATAGCGGAATGACCATATTTAGCCTCAACCTTATCAAAGGCTCCATCAATAAACCGAATAGGTACTGAATCAAAATATTTGCTGAAATCAGATTTCCATCCTATTACTTCGCCCTTGGTCTCACAGATTTTCTGAGATATTTCTTTCACAATCTTACCACATCCTATTCCTTTTTGATAAGACTGACAAGCAGGATGAATCATCTCAGGCATAAGCTCAAACAAAAGATCGTTGGCAATGCTGAGAAACACACGGTCAACCGGTTCGTTGACATAAACTGTTCGGAAATCTCCGTTATCTTTAGGAATCTGTGCTGTATGTGGTGGAGCGATTTCATACCTGCCATCTCGGATGGCTGCATACATCGCAGCCCTTGTCTCAGGCTTTGTAAGCTGGTAGAGATGAGCTTTATTGATATGTTTTCCAACCCCCTTATCAATGGCGTATCGCCATCTTTCAGGAGTAAAAAACATTTCTAATATCTTGTCATTCATGTACTTTTTCTTTACAAATGGTAATATTGTAGGAGTCCTGGTCATCATAAGCGTAAAAATGATTATCTTCATCAATTTCTATGCAGTTTTCATTATTAAGCCAACTATGACTGCCCAAAATATTGTTTCGCTCTTGTTTCAAACCGCGTTTCGCACCTTCAAGAGTGGACCAAAGAGTGTAATTAGTCCAATTATCAGAGGGGCATTCTCCTTCATATTCAACTTGAACACTATATACTTCCATAAAGGTCAAAATAACTTCTTTTCACCATTATAGTTGTTCATTACCCACTCCATCAAAAGCAACCGATTATCATGGTCAAGTTCTGCATAAAAGCGAGCCATATAAGCATCCGGATTTTGTGAGCGAGTGGCTTTCGTCCATTTTTCCAGCATATGACTGATATGACACGTCCACTTGATTTCTTTAAGGAACTCCGGAACATAGGGTGTTACTGAAACACCACCGGGAGTTGTGAATGTAATAGGAACCACCTTGTAATTCCATCCATGAAATAGCCACTTATTAATAGCGACCATTGCAATTTTAAGTTCTTCAGTCATATATGTTACGCTGCTTTAGACATTATTTTCATTGTATTTTTCTGCATCAGCATCATAATTCTTTCATAATGCTGAGGTACTTTGTTATAAACTCCGCGACATTGAACAACCGTGAAGTTTTCCAGAGAGAACTCGATAGTGGCGATTGAAGTACCGTCTATCAAAGCATGGAAAAGAAGCACGTTTTCATCCTTGTAATATTTATTGGTAAATACGCAGTGGTGCATCTGATGGCCTTCATCAAGCACTTCTCTCACACTTACCAAAGGTTTTATTACTATCTCATTGTCAAAGAACTTCAAATCAAAGAATTTGGATTTGGCTTTTTGATATTCTGCCTCTTCCTTTGCAACATTTTTCTGATCCTCCAGATAACGTTGCTCTATTGAAAGGGCACGTTCTCTTTCACGACGCCGACGCACATGTTCCAACTTTGCCTCTTTCTTGGCTTGCCATTCATCGTGAGCTTCTTTCAGGTTTTCAGGACAAATCCACTTAGGATTACGAATATCTTTATCCAAATAATCTAAAGCTCCGATTAAGTCAAACCAAAGAGATGGGTCGGATATTTGATATTTGTGACGGAGAACAACCTTAATTGATGCCCAATGCTTATCGAAGATATATGAATTGCCAATGGCATAAATGGCTAATTTATATTGCCCAACCTTCCAAAGCGTTTCAATTCTATTGTTGGTAAGCAAGTTGAAAAAGAGATTGTATGGAGAGCAACGATGATAGTTCCCATCAAATCCGTTACGTTTTATTTCCGGGATTACTGATGATTGGCCAATCAGTCTCCAAGGCGTTACCTTATGGCCTACATTTTCTTCTCTTATTTCCATATCGCTATCCCAATTCCAACAATCACAATAATGAGCAAACCAGTGTCGAGCACGACTTACGATTGCACATTTGCCATCAGGAGCGAGCCAGCGTTGAAAAGCCTCCATAATCCAGTATGTTGCCTTTTCGCCTCTTCTCAGATTAGTCTGCATGAAGAACATCCGGATTACCTGAAATCCCTGACACTTGGTGACGATTGCGAAATATGACTTATCGCAAAAATTCCAAGTTCGTGTCTTATCGACCTTCAATTTTGTAGCACAATGTGGACAGACAACCTTATCAGCTTCAGCTCCAGTCCATGAATGATCGCAATCCAAGCAAACATACTGCTTTTTGGAGTTATACTTGGCTATATGAGGCGCAACCTTTCGTATTGCATCTTTGCGTTGATATTCACTTAGTGGAGAAAGACCCTGAGAGAGTTTCAGAATCTTTCTCTGAAGTTTATTTCTTGGTTTCATGTGATGTCGGTGTGGTGATTAGAAAATCGGAATATCCAAAGGCTCCGGAATATTAGGATCAACCTCTGCTTTGGGTTTTCTGGGCTTGCGAGTCTTACGCTTAGTTTCGGGAGTGGCCTGTTCGGGAGTGGCCGGAGTTTCCGGTGTGGAGCTTTGCACAGCTTCCACTTTATTTTTCGGGCCATTTACTACAATGTCATCTTCATCATAGTAGTGAATGGCAAGTCCGATAACCTCTTCGCCTTTGACCCCCATAACTTTCTGCTTCGTTTTGTTGGCTTTTTCCGCTTCTTGGTAGATGTACTTGCAACATTCTTCCAAAGATTTATTTGGTTTAGCGTATGAAGCGGCGAACTGAGGATCTTCTTCAGCACGTTTGTCAAGGTGATATTTAAGTGCTGTTTCAAAAGGGGTAAATTCCATATTGAAAGATATTTATGAGTTAAAGAAAAAGAATGTATATGATGATTGTTTACGTTTAGGTATGTCGTACACAATTCGAGTTGCCAGCTTAAAGGAAGTTGAATTGAAAGTATGAGTAAACGATTTACCAGCCATAAAATCCTTTAAGAACTGTACGTTAGCTTTCAATCCATTTATAATTCTATTAATTACTACTCTATTGGTATGGATATTTTCTCCATCTTTCCAGCAGTAAAGAACCACGTCATCTTTTTGCAACTGGGTATAATCAGTGATTGTAATTACATGATGTTTAACCATTAATTGTTGCAATAGACTAAGAATATAATCAGGCAATGGATCTGAATTATTGTCTTGTTTTGCAGTTTGCCACAGCTCAATCCAATAAAGAAATATACCACATACCCAAATATGGATACAAGGGCGTCTTAAAGAATATCTTAGCACCTCACAATCAAAATATTGAATTAGTTTTGGTTCTATTTTTCTTAATTCTTTACGTTTTTGTTTTTGCAGTAAATCCCTTATATGATTAAAGTCTGGTGCTTCCATAAAAGTAAAGATTAAACTCCTTTATCCCTAACTCGCTTCGCTCGCGGTCGCTTCGCTCCAAGGGTTAAAGGGATAAAGGGGTTAAGGGTTAATGAAATGCTGCCACAGCCCGGACGTAGCCGCTGTGCGTGACCTTAGTGCCCCAGTAGCCGAGGTTGCCGTCGTGCAGGGGCAAGTACCAAGCGTTCGTCGCCGAGTGCTCAGTGCTGGTCCAGTACCAGCCATCTTTTATGCGGCTACCGCCGCTAAGTTCGATGGCGGCATTGATTGACCGCTTATTAAGATAGATAAGGTAGAGTTCGGCGACTGACGGAATCCACTCGTCATCCTTCAGCTCTATGCCGGTGCCGATAGACTTGATATGCTCAGTGTTGGCTTGACCATTCCAGTCAGCAACTGCATCGTCATATTCTGAGATGTAGCCGTCATAGTTGGTGTTGTCTTTCTGATTGGTGAGAGACTGTTCCGGGTAATCCTCCAGATTGACCGCGATAGCATGACTGCCCATTACCACACCGATACGTTTGACAGTCTGTGTCGGAGCGTTACGCTTTTGGTAGTCGAACATTTCAACGGTGTTATCCTCGTAGATGTAGTAAACGCCATCGTTGAGGATAGCCTGGTGGGAGCCTTCAGATTGTTGGATATCTATTTTGATTTGTTCACTCTCCTTTACAGGAGATTTGATGAAGTCATACACTGCCGGCGCTTCTTCACCGAAGTCACTGTAGAGAGCGAGTTTCAACTTCTCATCTGTCGGGAGAGAAGCATAGATTACTTTTGCGATTTCGTCTGAGATCATATTGTTATACTTTTAAGTGATGTGTTATTTACCTTTGCTGAGACACACAGCCAACTTGTCGAGGTCGTTAGTGCCGAAGTGATTTTTCAGTTCCGCAACCACTGAAGGCTTCTGGTGCTGAAGCAGTTGCTTGATAGTAGAAGGGTTGCCGCCTCGATATAATTCAAGGCAGTTCATCGCTTGTGAAGTCATATTTTAGAAGTTTATATGGTTTTTATCTGAATAGTCTCGTGATGTTGAAAAATTGGAATGGGAACGAGATTTTTAAGAGTTTTTAAGGAATAGTCACATCCTGTACCTCATCAGTTTCAGGAATTTCGTCGATAACGTATTCCAACTGACCGTGTGCTATACTGGTCAGCTCTTGCTCATCGTCAGACCAGCCATCTTTAGGAAATCCATAGACTACTACACAATCGAAATTATCAATGACGACGCGAGTAACATAGAAATCCTCATAACTTTTCATCCATTTGGTTGAAGCTGAAATGATGGGAGCATTGTTTCTTTCCTCCGATATATGGTCATCGTCATCATCATTTTCAGTATGGATGAATACATATTCCTTTCCATGAGCTTTTACAGCGGCTTTAAGCTCATTCTCAGTACAAGCATCCAAATATTTGTACTGGTTATAAAAATCAGTATGTTTCATTTCTGGAAATCTTTAATTGTTAATCGTTTGAATTGAGTGTCAGGTGGCACACATTGCCAGTGCAAATTGCTCTGACTATAATCGCAGTAAACGAAAAGGAAGTGCTCAATCAGTTCATCCTCATCGTCTGGAATTTCATAGAAATAGTCATAATGACCATTGTCAATCAACCACTGGGGAAGATCGCGTCGCAACCATCCCCACTTCACTTTGATAATGCCCACCTCCGGAGAAATAGAGTCAGCATTTATGATTGCAATATGAAGTTCGCCTTCTAACATTTGTTGATGCTTTTCTCCCCATTCGGTCATTAATCTCTGATTTATGGGGCGTTGTTCGGGGAAGTATGGATGAAATTCGAGGTCCACTGTTTCCTGAAATGCCTGGTCAATCGCTTCGGCGGCAGATACTCCAGATTTTCTATAATGCGCATAGCGTTCTTTGTAGAACTTATTGTAAGCCCAGCGCCATGCACCATCAGATATATGTATATGTTCCATATCACCAGCAATTATCAGATACATAATCAGCTATTTCACATGCCTCTCGCTCTGCCAGCTCATCAGGAATGTAGAAAAATATTTCGTTATCAAGCCGTTCTGCGCTTTTATCAACAGGCATTCCTGTAGCAGAATCAATTAATTGGTCCGAGAGTGATTGAGTAGCAACTGTTACTGTCATAAACTCCATGTTCTCGGCTGACTCTTCTGTTTCTTGATCTAAAATATCGACTTGAAATAACGGATATTCTTTACCATTATAAGAAATATAGTCATTCGGTTTCATAGTTATGAATTTTTTGGAGTTTCGCCCATTAGGTCCACTGCAAGACCATTTGGGCATAGATTATCAAACCAGTGCCATATCTCAAACCGGGAGGTGCCAGCCTCCCAGAAGTAGAATGGCTTTTCTATCTCATCATCAGTGTTTATGGGAATATCACTGAACGCACCCCACATTTCCTGAAGCTCCCATTGGCAAGGATGTTCTTCGATAGTGGCTTTTATTTTAGCAAGTATGTAAGGGCTTCGTGGCGCATCAGGATCGAAAAAACCACCCTCTTCGGGAAAAGTGTAGAGGCGTTTATCGTTTTTTGCCTCAAAATATCTTGTCATCCACCAAGGCTCCATACCAAATCTGGATTCATGATATTCCAGGAGAACCATAAATTGACGGATAGGACAGTCTGCATCCTCCATACGGTAATAGTGACCACCAGGGCCATCACAATCCCTGCTATAATGACCAGGAATCTTGCAGTCAGCAATCCATTCGCCCCATTGATTCTGGCGTACAGCAATCACTTTGCCACCCCAAGGAAAATAGCTAAGAGTGCTATTCATTTGCTGTTCAACCAGCTCTTTTGTAATTTCTTTTGTGACCATAGCATTTATTTTATTCCAAAGAATTGATAAGCAGCCATTCTTACCTTCATCTCATCATCAAAGGTGGCGCAACCGCACTGGTCATAGGTGCATTGCTCGCCAAATACATGATATAATCTACCGAAAGTATAGTAAGGGTCGCCTTTATAGTCTGTCCGTTCTTGAACTGAAACAGCGACCAATTCATGTGAGTAAGATTCTCTGATGAAAATGAGGATGGATATTTTATTGGCTTTTGCATAAGCTCGCATAGCCTTTTGTTTGAATACTTCCAATTCCTCTTTTGATTGTTTTATACCCATTTGAGTTTAGCTTTTTGACGCACTTGAAGGTCTTTATAACCAATGCTTTTTAACTCATTAAAAAGAGGCAGATACTGAGCTTCTGTAGCAGGCTTCGTCTGCTGAATCACACCATAATAATCTGCATCTCCATGTTGTCCGATGTGCATATAAGACATCGTACCGCCAGTTCGCTTATCACTCTCTTCAGGAAAAAGGGCGATAACCTGACCGTCAGGATAAATTCTAAAAACTACTTTCATCCTACATAGCCATTTCTATATGCCCAAAGCATAGAATGATTATAAAAAATCGGATAGCCGTATGCGACTTTGACTATTTCAAGTTCTGGGAAGATTTCTGCAACTCTTTCATAATCTTTTGTACGCGCGATTGTTGAATTAACCAACACTTTTTTCTCAGATTCAAGTAAAACTACAAATGTGAGACACCCCATTCCGTTATTCCACTTTTTACAAAAGCTGCCGTCGATGTCGAAGCGATATTGCCTCGACATCTTTTTCAATTTTTTAAGTCGTTCTTCCATATTTTTAGAATGTTTCAGGGAACAATACCATGCCAATCCATCTCATCTTCAGTCGCTTCCCTATAAAGCAGGAAACAACCACCGATTGAAGAGTTGTAAAGGAGAGTATAAACGCCGTTTTCATCGGAATAAGATGTATCACCCATTTTGGCAATCATCGGTATCTCTTCGGTAAGCTCATTCTCTTCATCATCCCAGTCACTGAGATAGTCGATGACTGGCTGGGAATTGCCTTCACAATACCCAGCCCTAAGTCCACTAAATACCGCTTCTATCCGATTGTAGTCCTCATCAGTGGCTTGAACGAACCTGATTTGGGAGTATAGCTTAGTTTTCATATTTATTCATTTGGCTTGTTCATAAATACATGGCTCACTTGTAACATTATAAATGTATGAGCCACAACGAACTAACAAAGCGTTGCGTCCATAGAATTTTTGCTTCATACCAATAATTGAACCACTACGGTGGAAGTTGGGGAAGCGTGATAAATTTACACGCTTCCCTTCCGCAACTGTCATTGATTTTACTCTCATTTCTTGTCCTGATGGATTTGACGTTTAGGACTGTGAGAATTATGAGGGTAAGGTAACGGCTCCCCAGTCCAGCAAGACTCAAATCCGTCGCCCATAATTACCATTCCTCGGTCAATCTTTTGCTTGTAAGCCTCTTCAAGCGTAAAGACGGTATAAGCCGGAATATGATATTTGGCATCAGACTTTGCCATTAGCTTATCTAAATCCTCCCAAGTAATATGAGAGCGATATGAAGCGTCCTGCCAGTTGAACACAACTCGTTTAACGTGATCATAATAAATCACATTGTCTATCGGAAGTCCTGCATCAAGGATAAAGAGCATTATATCCCTTTTAACCCTCACTTTCTCAGTTTGGTTACGGGCCTCTTCAATAATTTTTTGACGAGCTTCATTGAACTTACGTTCTTTTTCTTCTGCTGCTCGCTGGGCTATGGCTTCCTCGGCATAATAGCCTTCGGATATCCTTTGCTCTATTTTTTCAAAAAGACCTTCAGGCATTTTATACAGACGCTCTTCTTCGGGAGTATAAGGGTTGACCCACGTTTTCCCGGTCAAATCTTCAAGTTCTTGAATGGCTAATTCAGCTTTTACCTTTGCACGCTCTGTAAAACCTAACTTGTAGAGTAAGTAAGTGAACTCTTCTTGGTCCACTGCTTTGAAAAGCCTAACAGCTTTTTCTCCATCCTCTTCGGTTATCCACCAATCTTCCATTACAGCTTTGGTGTTACCTTTAGTAAGATGATAGAACCCGTTAGCGAATGGGTGCATCGGCATACCCTCTCTGTTACGACAGTGCATCTCCACAAAAGACGCAAACTGCGGAAAATAACGGAGAATTTCATCATGGATACAGCCACACATATCACTGATACGATGACCATTTTTAGTGATGCGAACAATCTCTCCAGTTACATTGAAATCGAAACTTTTATTGTTGCAATCATCATCAAATGAGATTTTGACTTTTATCTCATACTTTTCACCGTCCCGCATGAAACACTTAGTTTCAGAATATCTCAGGGCGGCATTTCTTATTTCCTGTGATACCATTTTATTTACGTTTTATTGCTTTGATTTCCAGATAATACGGTAATCCATCAGTACCAGCCTTTTTATTGAGATTAAAATGATATTTAACCTTAACAGGCATATATTGGTTCTGATGTTTTGAAATAATGCGCTTGATTGTCTCTTCATTTATCTGAGCACAATACTCAATTTCAAACGTGGCTTTATCGGTGCCCAATTCCTCTTTAATATTGAGTCGCTGGGCAATCGCCACCACACCACTGAAGTTATCTTTGAAGATGAATTGCTCCCCAGTAGCGATGACGGTCATTGGACCGCCGTGATTTTTACAGTTAATAAATTCCATTGGCTATCATTTTATTTCTTTGAAGAATATCGGATATTTACCCAGTTCGGAGCAGCAGTTATAGTTGGTGAAACTGAGAACATCGCTCTCAAATGAGTCGCCCCACCATACAGCGTGTTCTTTATCAATGGGATATGGAGAAACCCACACACCATCTACTCTGCAAAGGCAGGGAAGCAGATAAACTGTTTCTCCAGCCTCATACAGTTTGCGCGCTTGGGTCTTGTTGATTTGCTTGATTTTCTTTTTCAGGCTATTGCAGAATATCGGATTTGGATATCGTAACATGTTGATTGTAGATTAAGCAGATTTTAGACTATATTCCGAAATCACCTCATCAATGAGTTCTTCGGTTTCCATAAAGAATCCCCAGCAGGAGCCGACCTCTTCCCATTCAATATCCTCTTCATCCTCACGATCATCATCGTCATAGACTTTAGTGAATGGTACTTTCTTTTCAAGAACATAGCCTTTAACATCGCCCCACATCCACATTCCGATTTCTTTGACTTCCAAGTCAATAAGATAATCGGCGTGTTCTTTCCAAGGCTTGCCGGTGTCTCCGACCATTTTGTCATATCGTTCTTTCGACATATAGGCTACACCCTTCACCAAATCTCCCTGAGAATATCCGATGGTGCTCCATTCTTTAATGACAAAATCCTTAGCGCAGTCTTGAATGAGCGATATAAGGTCATCTTTACTCAGACACTCGACTAATTCAGGGCGAACATCGTACTTTTTGAGGTCATACGGCTCAATCTCATATCGAGTGTGCCAACCGCCCAGCCATTCTTCCCATGTCTGTAATTTCCACTCACGCTCGTGTCGATCATAGATGAAGCGCAGACCATCAATCTCACCCTTTTTGTAATAATTGATTATGTCTTTCTGCTTCACAACGTCTGCCGCCATATAGCGGAGTGCATCTTCCAGAGAGTGTCGATTTTCAAGGAACCAGTCTTTCCAGTTACATTCCTCGTGAAGAATATGATGATAGCTATCATTATACTCGAACAAGTACCGAGCAGCCATATCAGAATTTGTGATTGGACTCTGCCCCCATGCGTCGTAGTATATTTTTATTCGATGATTACCAATCTCCTTGGTCTCAATCAATAGATTGTCATTCATAGCTTTACTTTTTAGTCAATCCAAGTCATCCCACAGTGAGGACAATGCCAACCGCATGGAAAGACGTTGCTGTATTGAATATCGTGGTGTCGGTTCATATCACGGTCGCCGAATGTGCATTTGCCAGCTTTGAAAGTGTCATTGTATTTCTGCTGTCTTTCACGTTCCTGAGCGAGTGCTTCATTTTCAACGTGGACGGTTTCTGCTTCTGTTTCCTTTTCAAAAGTCGGAGTTTCGCAATGCTTAATTCCGCAATCGTCACCGAAAATCTCTTCAAATCCGTAATGGTCCTCTTCAGATACACCAAGTAATGAGCGGTCAAAATCGTATTCAACATCAAGTTCAATGTCATCTTCAAAATCACCACTGCCATTCATTGTGTCAATGATGACCACGCGGAATTTTCCTTTGAATTTGATAGACTTGAAATCTTCCTTGCTGCCATCCCAGCCATTGCCGGAAAGCAAAATCATCAGACCAGCCGGGAAATATATGCGAAGGCTACCACCATAAGAAGCATTGTAGTAGATTCCAGCGATTTTCTCACGCATAGGAGAATCCTTGGCAATTTTCAGCACCTTGCAAATGCCGTCAATCTCTTCTTCCTGCTCTTCCTCATCGGCACCGAATGGCTCATCGACATCATATCCGAGGTCAAAATAGCAATGGATATCGGAGGTGTTGCGGCTCACTTTAAGCCACATTTTACGTCTTGCACAGAGAATGAGCGTAACAATGCCGACAAGAATAGTCAGCACGGCATTGAGAATTTCGATTGAGGTCTTTTTCATTGTGAGTCCGTTTTTGTTTATTAGAAGATTTGTTGCTCAGATTTTTCTTAATGGATGTTAATAATTGATAAAGGGCAATGCTCTGGGCAAACACTGCCCTTTATGCTCATCCGATTGATTCATGCAGCCTTGGGAAGTTTTAAGCCGAGAGCCTTGGCACATTCATCCACATTGGCGGTCTTGATAACCCAGCCCTCACCACCGGACAAATGGCTGTTGAAAACGCCTTTGAACTGTTCTTTGAGGATTTTGCGGAGTGGCTTGGTATCGCCGCGAAGCACCCAGCAACGGTCGTTGTATTTCTCGAAAGTGAGTCCGAGTTTCTTGATAGCGGCAAGGTCAGTGATAGCCACAAGGGTATCAGTATCGCCGGCAGATTTCGCCTTGGTTTCAGTTTTGGGAGCCTCAGCAGTCTTTGGCTTGGCAGTCTTTTCTTTCTTGGCTTTGGCTTCAGGCTTTGCGGGTGCAGCCGGGGCGGTTGCGGGAGTCGATGCAGTTTTTGCAGTGTTGGCGATTTCTACAAAACGTGCTTGATATGCTTCATTTACCTGAGCGCAGATAGCATTGGCGGCAGACTTCAGTTCTTCGGTTGAGGTGTACCCAGCAAATACGCTTGAAAGTACGCTTGAAAAGTTTATTCGTATCATTTTGATTTTTGTTTTTGATGGTTAAATAAAAAGGTCGGCACCTCAGATGAAGTACCGACCAGATTGTTTGATTTGGGCAGTTTATTCCTCTGCCAGCGGATCGCGCTCACTGAGAATATCCTCGATAACCTCAATTTCCTGACTGAGCAGTTCGATTTCGGCATTGTCATCAGACGCCATCATCTTTGCTTCAATTCGTTCACGCTCCTGTTCCAGTTCGGGAACAGACATTTTGTCGTAATTTGCCATAGTTTGCTATTTGAGAATGATACGTTTACGGTTGGTTTTCTTGTTAATGACCACTGCGAGGTGACATCTTGCCTCATGCTTTTTGCAGAGATTGTAGGTCTCTATGACGTGCCGGGAAGCCTGTATCAGTTCGCCGTCATACATGAAGTAGAACTTTGTGACTTTTTGACCTTTGGAATTGACGCTTTCATCTTCCACGATTTTGACAATCTCCGAGTTATTCACGGGGATAGTGTCGTTCTTGACTTCATTGGCGGCATAGGCAGATATGGCAGCCACCGCGAGAACCAGTGTGAGAATGATTTTCTTCATTGTTGGTAGTTTTTTAGAGGTTTGCACTTGCGTCCGCCATCTCAAATTCAGGGTCGGGCATAAAGGTGAACACTTCCAGACCGTCATAACTGTAATCGTCATTCAGCACCAGAGAGCCGACGAGTTTGCGGTCATTCTTGATATGATACTGCACCAGCTCATAAGTTTCGAGGTCAACGATGATTTCACACTCGAAGAGATTTGCATCGGCATCGTCATAGCGCAGACAATAAGCATCGTCATACTCGTACTCTTCCACCACATATTCAGTGGAGAAGAACATTCCGCTCACAGGGCGGTTTTCGGACGAATAATCCGCGATGGGCTCCATGATTTCGTCCTGATACTTCACGAAAGAAGCGGCGACGGCACAGCCGACACCGAGAACGGCGGCGAGACAGCCGACCGCAGCGAGTTTGAAAAGCGATTTCATTTTTTGTTGGATTTTGAAGGGTTAGCGTAATTGACGTACACGCCACCAGCACAGGAGGCGACTCTCACAGCCACACGAGGGCGACCGCAGATGAAATAAACTGTTCTAATCATTTTGATAAATTTTATTGGGTTGATGTTATTTATATTTTCCAATGTCCGAATGTCCGTTCCCGCGACCTTGGTGTTTAGGACATGATATGCCCTTACAGGCTTGAAATATCTCTTCAGCAGTCATCTTGTGAAGTGGTTTTGTCTTATCACGATACGGATCACGATAAATGCACACACTTCTTTTGCCGATAATACTGTAATGCTCTTCTAACTTGGGTCCGCCGTAGCGAGTGCCATATTTGCGTTCAAGTTCTTTTTCACGTCCTTTGACCGCCCAATCATTACCAATTTTGCCGATGATGATTTTCTTGCGGTAGATACTGCATTGTCCGATAAACTCAATATCTTTTGATTTGAAATTATTGACTGCAATTTGTATTTCCCTAAGACGAAGAAGCCCAACGCTATATGCGTTGAGCTCAGATTGGGGTATAGATGCCCCTTTGATGACTTTAGTTGCCATTATGTCAGAATTAAAGGTTTACGATATGACCACTTCCATAAGGATGATTTGCATTTGTTGCCCAATATGTGCATCCATCATCGTTGCACACAAATGAAGTAAGCCAACCATTTCGTTTTTCAAGATGTCGCTCCATGCGTATTATTGAGGATATTCTCGCACCAAGTTCTTTGGCACGTTCACGCTTTTCAGGTGCTATCTCATCAGGCGAAAGAACGTAAGTCATACTTTCATTTTGCATTGTTTCGCATATCTCCACATACTCATTGTGAAGTTTGCAAAAGAGGTCATAATCGTTAAGCATAATCTTAAATTTTTAAACATTAAAGTCCCAAAGCCGCTTCCTCTTCTACAGAGCCAGCCCAACAATCGAGATAATAATTCTCTTCCTCTTCAGTCGGTGCAGAAGGGTTCACGTTATACGCTTGACAATATGCCTCCCAACTTGCGTCACAAGACGTTTTAGAGGTTGCACACGATACGAGGGAGAGAGAAAGAATTATAACAGATACGATAGTTTTCATAATTAGTCGATGATTATTTGTTCCAATCATTAGCATAAGCCACTATAAGACGATTGCCCTTGAATTGTATGTCGCGCATTTCGGCACATTGTGCTGATTTTTTGAAAGCGGCAAGTGCCTCACTCAAATAGTTCAGCCCCCAAAGGCGCACAAAGGTCATGAGTTCGCCCTTTACAATTTCCACACAACGGGCGGGCATATTGGCTTTTACCCACGCCTCAAAGTCGATACGATTATCCATTTTACGATGATTGAAAAATTAGACATTAGTGAGTGAGGGGCGACATTCCACGCCCCACGCAGCCGGTTTTACGGCATACACCCGAAAATAGATTTAGAATTTCACGTCATCCATAGAGATGCGACGCATTTTGTGTGTGGTCTTATCTTTTTCCACTACGTCATAGACGATATACGCCTCTTCCATGCTATTCCAAGCAAGTTCAGACTCAACCGAGCGGTCATTGTTTTTGTCAAACTTCTGACCTTGTTTCATAGCACGGGCAATGATTGCAGTGTCCCAACGATAGTCATCCACAGCCACGAGCTTATACACCGTGATAAACTCACACTCGCCCTTTGCCACATACTTTTCCGCCTCTTCCTTAGAGCATACACGGAAAGCGCGGACATTCTCTTCCCACAGGTCATCGCCCTTTTGGGGAGTCCACAGAGCGGGCACGTTTTTGAACACAGCGAGCTTGCTATCCACAAGCATTCCGGCATTCCACGCTTTGCGGATTGTAGACACAGAGATTTTGCTCTTAGTCACCTCGATGCCGTTAGCGGTCAGAAACTCGCTCACAGTAAGCCCTTCCAATTCGGGAAGTTTCTTAGACATGATGCCCCCAAAGGACTTGAGGACTTGATTGAGGGTGTGGGTCTCTTTGACCACTGCATTCCAACCCGCATTCTGCTGCTTTGCAGTCATAGTATTCTGCTTTGCCATGATGATATAGTGCCCCCACACGAGAGCGGGCACAACTGCTTTTAGATGAATGAATAGTGGGTGGGGAGTACATTGCAAGGGCATAATATGCCACACTCCCTGTGCCGCTTTTACGGACTCACCCTATAAAGTGTTTTGGCGGAGGGGACTCGCACCCCTACAACGGATACATTTCGCCCTATAGAGTCATTATCCAAGACGGTCGCAGCATGACTCCTGCGACAATCTGCGCACACCTCACCTCAATTTTCCGACAGGTCGGTAGTTATCCGACAATGCGTTAGTGTCTTGGGTCGCTATTGCGGCGGGTAATACATACCCCTTGCAATTCACGCTTACAGGCAAGTTCTGCTCATTCGGGCGCAACCCCGAAATTGTGGCAAAACCTATTTTCTCGCTTATTCAGCATAGCACAGACTTTTTGCGCCTGACTTCACACGTCGTCGGTCGTACCCGCCAATGCGGACCCTATGCCGTGTCGCCGCGCATCGTCACCGCGCGGACTGCCCCCCTCGCTCACTTACGGGTTGCACCGTTTAGACCATTCAAGCCACGTTGGTAGCCAATACGTCCCTAAAGAGGGAGCATAAAGATGCTTTTTGCGTATTGCAACGCATTGCTTAATGGAAGCGACCACATATCTTCTGACCTATGTCTGTGTGGTGGTAAGTTTGTGAGTCGTAACTGGTTTGTTCGTTTCTCAAATCTTACACCACAATATTGCAGTGGTCTGTGGACGGTTACAACACTATCTACAAAAAATTTTTTCATAAACCCATTCTTTTATATCTATTAAGGTGTAAGGCTGTTTTAAAGAGTGTAATTAATTGATTTTCAAGCATATAAAAATCTTCATTTTTCTTGAAAATTTTTTGTGTGAAGGGCGATTTTTATGTTTGAGATAGTGCCAAAAATGGATAGGGGTAATTTGAAATGTTAAACAAATGTTAAAAAGTGGAGTTACACCTATATATAAAAAGGTTTCACTTTTGAAAAATAGTGAAACCAAAATTGCTAAATTGACCTAAATGATTGAAAAACTGACAGTTTTTCCGATACAAGTATCAATTAAACACTTTTTAACATTTAGACTTCAATTTTTGAGCAAAAAATATATGTTTCACTTATTGCAAAAGTGAAACCAAAATAAGCCAAAAATATGGCTAACTATCTGAAAATAAATAAAAAACCGGGATGGGTGGCTCCCTTGCTCTTCAAGGCAGATGTAAATTTTTCCCAAATTTCAAATCTCGTTTTTGGAAGGTGTTATACTGGGAGAATCGGTATCATTCCAGCCCCACAAAACACTCCAGTATCATCCAATTTTTAGCCTGATTTTTACCTTAAAACTGGCATCTCAGCTCATTTTACCTCTAATATGCTGATAATTCATCACTTATCATCCCAGCCTGATTTTTCTCAGACCTCAACCACATCAAGCCACTTTCCAGCCAAATCTCAAAACCGCCAGAAATGCCCTAAATTCAGCGTTTCTCACCCTCAGATGAATAACTCCACATCTTCGCCCCACAATTCGATTGTAGCGCATCCTACGCCCCAAATTTGGGCATATTTCATTAAATCCTCCAAGCAGACTTTTTGGCAACCTCAATTTTTCTTCTTCTGGCACACCAGAAACCCCTCAAAACACTTACCCAAAATTTTCCGGGGCCAATTTTCAAATCGGTTTTTCGGTGGCCGGGGCAGGGCGGCGGCGATCGGCGGCGGGGCGCGGTCTTATTTGTAAGAAGATTTTTGAAAAATAAAAAACATACCCCTTAAAAATTCTTCCACACCCAAAACCTTCAAAACATCTTTTCCTAAAAATCACAAAACAGTTTTTGTTTAATTGCTGGGAATGGAACTAAGCTCTAATCTAAACTTTCCTAAAACAGTCTTTTCAAAAGTTTGCTGGAATGTAGGAAAACAGACTTTGTTAAGTTTACTGGAATAGGGAACTATGCTATGAAGTTCTATGCCTTGGGCACGCGCTCGCGTGTGCGCGGCCTACTCGACTGAATTTCCTTTTCGACTTTAGGAGAAAAGGAATGAAGGAGAGTAGGCCACTTTCTTTCTTACTTTTTTCTTTTTATTTATTTTTCTTTTTTTCTTTTTAGGGTACCAAGGGATTTTTTCTTTTTTTCTGTTTTTTCTTTTTCTTGTTTCGTTCTTTCTTTTCCCGGTCGGCAACGCCGCAAAACAAAAATGCGCCGAGCTTCCCAGTCCAGCGCATAAAAACCAAATTCTCGTATGAGACAAAAAATTCTTAATTCTTTCTTGATAATAGTCTTTAGCCAAAATTATTCAACCATCACACTCAGCCCATACACCAGGGCAATCTGGAGTTCGGCAAAACACCCCTTGGAGTTTTGCCAGCCTTTGCAGAGATAAATCATCTCGCACTCCAGAAGTTCGGCTACGCATTTGCCCATTGCCACGTTGTAGGGCGTGGTCACTGATTTCACAATATCGAATGGCGTTACAGCATCGTAACCCTTATTCTTCAGTTTTTGGGCGATGGCACTGGCGTGGTTTCGCTGGCTGTTATAATCTTCCCCTGATATGGGGATTGAAACATAAACTTTCTTCATCGTTTTAGTTCGTTGAAATCACTGTTTTTATCATTTTTGACGGCGCATACTTGCTCTGCGCTCTCTTCTGGAAGTTGGCTTACGCTCTTCCTCATCGGCAGTCAAGATGGCGTACTGTTTAGGCACATCAGGTACCGGAGTCTTTGGATGGAATGGCGAAACGGCCATCATCGCACTAATCAGAAATTGAGTTATCATAATCTTCTTCGGCTTTTGCAGCTGGCAGCCACGAAAACTGCCATTGATGATTTTTTGAATATTTACTTACGATTCCCTGGAAGTCAAAGCAGACAGCGTTGAACTGTTTTACTTTGACAAATTTGTGAGTGTTGCCATCATCAGTGGAACAGTGAATGTAAACATCCGAACCCTGTGCCGGATATTTTGCAAACGTGTTCCAGCGGAGTGATAGCAAGTAATCTTTGAAACTCATATCAGAGCCTGAATTTGTTATCGGGGATTACCAAACCCTTACCAGGTTTCCATCCCTTTTCCATTTTCAACTTCTGGAATTTCTCGATAAGATCAACCATAACACTGTCACTCACTCTTCCGAGGTGAAGATAGATGCAGCCGTCAATGTTGCGACAGTCTTTTATCGTTTTTTCAGGAAGCTGGATCATCATTTTCCCATCGACATTGACCGGCTTGAAATCGTAATCCTTCAGTTTTGAATCCAGAGCCACAACAGTTGTATTTCCGAACTGCTGATACTCAAAAGGAATTGGTCTGCTCATTGTCTTTTCAGTTTTTAAGAAACACTGCTTTCATCACTTAGTTATACTCTTCCTCTTCTGCCGGATCATGCCCAGGCTCCAGTACATGAGTATCGTAAGCACTCTTCACATCATCTTTGGTCAGATTGAGAATGTTAATTTTGCGTGTAGCTTTCCTGATCCGAGCATATATGCCAGGATCCTCTTCTTCCACAAGGTCGTTCAAATGTTGGATTGCTGGGTAATTGAGCTTACGGATTCTGCCGCCCCCTCTTTTCCCATTGGGGGTTTCAAGCAGTAATCCGATTTTTCGTAGGGAATAAAGACAGTTGCTGAGAGTTGGAATTGACAGCTTCATCTTAATCGCCAGTTCTTTAACTGACAATGCGCAATCCCCATTTTCATTGGCCTCTTCCATGATTGTAGAGACCACCATAAGCTCATTCTTGTTTAGAAAGTATATCAGAACTTTAGGTATGGGTATGACCATTCCGTCAAATACCTCTTCAGTTTCGACAGAGGCAAGTATCTGATACTTGATTTTTGGAAGGACTATCCCACCTCTGAGCAATTTCGGATCGAGCTTGATTAATATTGGCTCCGGCTGTGGGAGTTTGGCCCTATTTGGTATTCGCTTCATGTTATGAATTGTTCATAACACTGCTTTCATCACGTCAGGATGTGGCAACATCCTCATTTGCAAGTTGCAAAATTATTAAAAATTTAAGTTTGGTCAAAATAATAGCGGAATATTTCGACCATTTTTAATTTTTAATAGTAACTTTGCAAGTTAAAACAAGTCATACCGGATGAAAACTCTGAATCAGATATATCGTTACACTTCTGACTGCCGATTTCCCGATGAGGATTGGCAGAAGGTTCTTGCATATTGTCGAAAGCGATTTAAGGGAGGGAAAATACACAAAGCTCTCTATCCGAAGGCCGATTCCACATACCGACAGTTCCGAAAATGGATTGAGAGTGGCTTGGGAGCCGGGGATTGTGTCAGTTATGGGAACACTATGGGAATTGTTGGTAGCAGCACTCCGTCAGGCATAACTTTAGCAGCATATTGTGATTATGAGGGTAATCTCATCATTAACGAAATGGAGGTGCTGGAACCTCAAAGATTACGGCCTTTGGAAGAACCTCGCGTGACTGAGTTGAAACGTCTAATTTTTGAAAAGGGATTGGATTTCTCTATTCGTACCAGCAAATTCGATAAGATATACACCCCTAAAAAATATTTTTATACCACTATTCAAAAACCTAACAGTGATGAAGTTGGGGTAGGAATGTATTTAGAATCAGACAATTCCAAATATCATTTTCTTGCATATCTTTACGAAGATGAATTGCAAATGGATTGTTGGATTGATTCTAACTATACACCCCTAAAACCAGCGTCTGAATCCGATATTAAAAGACTTCATGCTGCCACATCTAAAGCAGGATGGTCATACAATGAGCGTGGCCATAAGTTCGTCAAGATACCACAGAAAAGAAAAGATAATGTGTATTGGTATCTGAACGACCGTTTTGAATTAGTTATGGATCGGGATAACGGTGCCAAGAAACATTTAGAAAGATGGGAAGTCGGCAATTACATTTTGGATTATACTGAAGGCTTGCTCTTTATGAAAGATGTAAAAGCAATGAGGGGAAAAGCATAACGCAATCCCCCTCATCTTATATTGTTTTATCGCTGGTCTATCGGTTTGAATGTCTTTTTGAGAGCTACATCATACCAGTAATCTTCTGCATCGGAGGCCGGAATTTTGTCGGCCACCGATATTTGCCCATGATTTTTGTTCCATTCCTGAATCTTATCATAGGAAAACGCATACATCCCTACAGGCTTTTGTCTGAGGATTGACTTTTCATTCAAGCAGTCAAGAATCTCCCTCTCGGTAACGTAGAGGTAATCCTTATACTCCTTTTTGAACTGAATAAAGTTATCAAACTGATATTTGTGATAGAACAGCGCCCAACAGTAAACGATAATCTCCATATCAGTAAGCTGATCCCAGCCATTGTTCTCATCATCTTCAGCAAGCATGATGATTTGTCTAAGATAGGTTCTGTTGACTTGCGCCTGCTCTTTGGAAACTTCATAAGGCTTTAGAAGAGGATCGGTAACACCGGACAGATTCAGTACACCTTCTTTCGTGATAGAGTATTCCCCATTCTCTATGGGAAAATTGAAAATCAGATGAAGGCGAGAGTGGTTATAGGCATTGACTTTTCTAATTGTATAACTTCTATCCCATATTCGTACTGGCTTACGATTAGTAGCTGCATCATTAAAATCGTCTTGGATATCCAATACTAATCGGTCAAGGATCTTTTTCTCTATCTTGTTACCCCAAATATCATCTGGAGTAAATTCTTCATCATCTTCCGGAGCCACTATATCATAGAGACAGTTCAAGGCGTAGGCCGCATGAAGCATAAATGGCTGGTCACTGATTTCCCAAGGCTCATTCAGCAACGTGTCAATATCTGACACATCGTATGGCAGATATTTTTTACTTTTTTCCATAGTTGGCTAAATTAATGTTAAATCTCAGGCCGTTTGCATAAGGAGACGGATTGGCCAGAATATTGGTCACATTGAGTTGGATGATACGATACAGAGTCTGGCCGATAGGATTGTCCGGCTGGTGCATACATGAGAATATTGCCTGAGCAATAGTGTCAGTATCTCCATGTGCTACCGCACCACATTGTCCGTCCTTATGGGCTATGATAAGGAAGTCCGACCCCTCGCCCATAATTTCCTGTGCTTTTTTAAGCAACTCTTCAGTTTTTTGTTTCATTTGAATTTGGTTTACTGAATACACTGCTTTCATCACTTTTTATATCCTGGAGATTGATAAAGAAACCGCAATGCTCATCACCAACATTCCATTTGGGTGGGATAACATTAAATGGCCCTCTTTCATCATTCTCTAAAGCTCGATCATATCTGAAACAGTTGTACCGGTCCATACAAGCACGAGCTTGACATTTTTTCTGACTTTTCTTTAATTGACGGTATGCTTTGAAAGTAACCTCAATAGCGGTTGTGGGTAATTGGGATTTGAACCGATCTGGTATGGTGCCTATACTCCATATATCATTAGACTGGATGAGTGAGCCATCAAGACGCATAAAATACCTCATTTTACCCTTGCCTCCCAGAATTAGAGTCTTATCTTTTTTATTGGCTACTGGATGAAGGCGTAGGCATTGATTGCTGACTACTTCCATATATTCTGGAGGATAAGCAATCAACTCTTCCCAGAAGGCACACTCATAGCACACATTATTCTTCATCATAATGTGAGTAATGTGATTCTGGATATTGTAGCCCTGCATCCATACCTTATTTCCGCAAAGGTTGCAATATGTGAGTTTGCTCATAATCCGGCGCCCAGTATTCATACCTTTATATTTGTATAGAATCAAAGATATTCGATATTTCCTCATCTCTAATTCCGAGATATATCATAGTGGTATCTAAACTGGAGTGCTTGAAAATCCTATTCAGATACATCAGTGTTTTTTCATCCCGACCTCCTTTATCATATACATATCTTCCAAATGTTTTCCGAAATGTATGTGTGCTGAAGTTATCAATGTCTAATTCGTACTTAACCGCCCACTTCTTTAATGCGCGATTTATATACTGAATTGAAACCGACCTTCCTTCTTCTCCCTTTTGACCGACAAGTATCAAATCTCGCTTTGATGGTTTGCCCATAAATTTATACAGGGAAGAGAAATGCTCAGAAGCGTTTTGGCCTATAGGGATGACATGGGTCTTGTTTGTTTTCTTGGCTGTAATGATGATCTTCCTCTGATCGAGTACATCAGACCATTTTAATTTACACACATCAGAAAACCGCAATCCCGTACAAAAAGATAGGATGCAGTAGCAGGCCCACCAATACTTCTTTTCATCAATTAGGGCCTGAACAAGTTTTTGATAATCCGCATACGGCAGATAGTCAGCCGTAGTTACGCTTCCTTTTTTACTCATACAATTCTGGAATTTGGTTTCGCAAAATTAATTCTAAAAAGTGAAACCACCAAATATTTTTGTAGTTTCACTTTCTAAGAAATGTTAAACTTGACTTATATCGCTGGTTTAGAACCTATTAATTTTTTAATAAGTTTCACTTTTTGCAAACCATCACTCCTTAATTATATAGAAAAGCACATAAAAAAGGAGCGTGAGTCTGGCATATCACGCTCCCTGGGCTACTGCCCTATCGAGTAGTTAAGAGTGGGGTTATTTATGTTCCAACTCGCCAAAACCCTTGGACCCGCGTTCTGTCTGGGAAAGCTCCGAAACGATTTCAAGGGGCTTGCCGATATAGTTCTTGACTACGAGTTGTGCAATTTTGACGCCTTGTTTGATGACAAAAGGTTTATCCTCGAAGCTCTTGATGATCACACCGACCACTCCACGATAATCTTCGTCCACTGTGCCGATGATGACATCAGCATCAAATCGTTTTTCAGTGTCAAGATCTTCCGGAGAAAAACCTTTCATACCTTTTATGGAATATCCACTGCAAGGTCTCACTTCACCTTCGGTACTGGGGTCAAGCTCGATGGAAAAGTCAAGAGGGATCAAGTTGCGACCCGGCTTTACAACGGAGTCCTGGGGAGTAAAGAGATCATAGCCGGCGGCGTACTCATTTACTCTTTTGGGTGCAATAGCACCCGGAGATAACAAAACTACTTTCATTTTCTTTTATTATGGTAATGTTAAGTTTTATTTTCCTTGGGCAGCTTGCAGAGTGACATACTCGCTCTCCAGCATTACTGAATTTTTGAGCATTTTACGAGTTGAATAAATCTTTCGATCTTCTCCAACGGCCGCATCAAACTCAAACAATGTCAATTTGCCTACATCGTCAGGTTCAATTTGAACGTCAGGTGGCACTGCCCTCCAGTATCTTTTATTGACTGAGATTATATCTCCATAGGCCGCTTTGATTAAAGACTGTCGGACAGTATTGGTCAAAGTAGCAGCCTCACTTATGGATTTGAAAATCGCCACCAAAACGTATGACGCATCAAATGCCACAATAGTAGTCGGTTTATTATTCACTTCCGGCTGGGTCATTCTCTCTTTCTTTGATTATTTCATTTAGAACATCTGAGGGTAATCTATTTGCGGCCATACTGAATATGAAGCCATGACTATACGCAACTCCATCTGTGATGACATCAGTCAAAAGACCATTGAAATACAGAAACATCTCCGGATTTACAAAGGCCAAGAAAACAAAAGCCAATTCTGCCGCTACCAGTATGTGACCGTTAGCATTTTGATAGAACAGTTCTGATGTTTTCTTATTGTAGGATTTTGCAAGAGTTTCGATAAAGTGCCTATTAGCTCTCATAAACACTTTGTAGTCAATAACTGGGAGTTTATTGGTTTTGATATAAGCCGTATAATCAAATACAGCCTTGCCTTCTCCTAAAAATCCGAAATTCAGATCCGATATTTCCGGCAACAGAATCTCATCAGTTTTAACTTCTTCTTTAAGGATGGTTGTCTTGTAGTCCATAGTCTTACTCAAACACATCCATTATTTTGGTTTCTGTGATACTGGCGATTGTATAGTCTGCCATTGTACCCTTCATCCCTTTCTGGAAATTGTCATACGCGGTCCGGAAATCGCGTGCCTGGACCAGATAATAAGATGATGTTAACTTCTCAGTATTGGTCTTTTCGTTAAGGCTTATGAAGTTTGCCTTCACCTTATACCAGAAATCACCTTCCGGGTCATAAAAGACCTCAACGATATTGGACTTAGTTACAGCCGATACTGAAAAATCTCCTGAAATAAAGGGGCGCACCTCTTCAGTAACGCGGGCTTCGGCTTCTGTAAAAGACAATGCTTTCACAAGATAAGGTTCGTTGATCTCCTTAATTTTCCCATTCTGCAACTGCTTTTTGAATTTCACTTTTGCTTCGATAAAAGCTCTCATGTAAGTTGGTTTTGAAGTTTTAACTGCGTATCATCATTTAATTTCATCAAGATTGATGTAAAGAGCATGATCGGGGACCTTTTCTGGACCGATTGCCCTGGGGTATTTGTACAACTCCCAACTGTAGTCGGTATATCTCTTAAAGAAATAGGTATCATAAGATGTACCTATCTTTAAGCAGATGTTACAACTTTCTGTAGGAGGATTCTTTTTTAAGTTTTTCCAGTTTGTCATTTGACTGTAGTTTTTTGAGCGATGTTTGATGTACTCCTATATATAATAGTATTGGGTGTATAGTGAGATTGAGTAAAGTGAAACCAAAATCATCATAAGTATTTGATAATCTGCAATAAAAAAATTGAAAAATTTTTATTTCAACTGTGTACTGATAGAATTTATGGTGTTCAGGGGTTCTTGAAGTGGCTATACAGTAAGACTATTACCAATAAAATCAAGATTATGCGTAAACGCACTGAAAACAATTCAAATGGTAATTTCTTTACTGATGAGGCTCTGATCGCCCATTTCAACATAGTAAAAAAGACCATTACCGAATACACCGATGAGCTGACACGTCGATGCAGATATAAGAGCGTAGTCAGTCAGGTTGAGGACGGCACCATTATGGATGACCGTTCCAGACTCATAGACCTATATGAAGGTTGCTATATTCAAAATGCTCACCTTCAGGGTACAATTCTCACACTATTTTCTCAGTTAGTGGGAAAACGGTATATGTTTGCTCGTGAGGATAAAGATGGTAAATGGATTAGAGACCCTAAACAATCAAAGATTTGTCAAGGATCTCAATTTGAAAAAATCATCAAGGGCATTATCGAAGCAGAGTTGTATGGCTACACTCTTCTTGAAATTATGCCGGAACTTGATCCCAATACTGGATTGCTTAAAGAGGTGAACAGTATTGAGCGCCGCAATATCCTTCCTGATCAACGCCGTGTAATTCAACGCTGGGGCCAGTGGAGTCCGGGCTGGGATTTGGATGCAGAGCAATATAAGCACAACTATATTCTTGTCAATACTGGTGGGTTTGGTATTTTTGCTGCCACCACGCCAAATATCCTTGCTCAGAAATATACCATAAGTAACTGGGTAAACTTCAGCCATACTTATGGGCAGCCTATCATTCATGGCAAAACCGAAGCTGAAGATAATGAGTCTCGACAAAGATTAGCGCGAAAAATCGGTTCTGCTGCCCAAAACAAAGTGCTTGTTACTGGTAAGGGCGATGAAATTGATATTAAAGCATTTGCCGCATCTAATTCTGAGAAAATTTACCACACCCTCGCAGAGTTTACCAACAAGGAAAATGACAGTTTAATACTTGGCTCTGAATCTATGGCCGGTGCAACTCAGGCTTATGTGGGATCCACCAAAGCTCACGAGAACATTTATCGTGCTCGTGTAAATTCATATCGTACTCGCATTGAGAACGTAATGAATGAGCAAGTTGTACCTGTTCTAAGATATTGGGGGTTAATCACTGATGACGTGTACTTTAAGTACATGAATAAAGTTGAGATGTCGGATGAGAATAAGATTAAGCTCTACGATATGCTCACTGATAAATACGAAGTTGACCCAGAAGAAATTGATAAAGAATGGGGCGTTGTGGTTGGAACCCAACGTAACTTTGAATCCGGAAACGGTGGAGGTGGTGTCGGCGATTGGGATGATGGCGATGGCGACGGCCACCGTATGAGTGATGAAGAATATTATAAACGCTATGGTCATCACAGAAATCGGGTAAATTTTCTGTCAGGGGTGCATTAAAAGGCGGATGCACCTCTGACCTTGCCAAGCAGGTAAAAGCTGCCATGACAGAAGAGCAACAAACCGAACATGACAGTGATTATCAATCTTTGGTAGCCTTATTCATCCAGTTATTAAAGTCCTTGCACAACGATGATAAGGATGAGGCTCTTTATGCTCTTTCAGAGTTAAGAACAGATATTGCTTTCAAACACGTTGTCAAAGGGTTAGGCGTTGAGGTTGATACTGCTCTACAACTTCTAAGAAATTCTAAAGATGACAATCTTACCCAGTATGAAAAAGACTTGATAGATCGTCTTACTGCCGGTATTCTCAATCTGATTGATTTTTCCGTCTGTGAAGAGTATCAGCTCTATGAAGAGGTATTGGATGTTGTGGGTGATACCGAAATAGACTTCAATTCTGATGATTATGATGACTTACTCGCTTTGTGCAAAAAGTATAATGATCAGTATTCTGCCATTGAAAACTCTGATATTGAATATGCCGGAGTGGTTGCCGCGTTGTGGATGAAAATGTCTGCAACTGATTATGCTGTTTATTGGACTCAAAACGATGCAAAAGTTAGACCCTGGCACATGGCCTTACAAGGTTATGCTGCTCCCAGAGATGAGTTTCCTTCCTGGATGATTCCACCCATTGAATATAACTGTCGTTGTTTCTTGGAAATACTGGAAGTTCCTCGTGCAGACGCAAAGTTAAGTCAAATCAAAGGCTCTGCCAAAGACTTTATAAAACCCAAGCAACTTAACAGTGTGTATAGTGAATCTTTGGCAAAATGTGGTAGAATTTTTGGCCCAACTCATAGCTACTTTTCAATAAAAGATACTGACAAGGATATGCTAATGAGTTTTGTTTCAAGATTAAGAGAGAAATATTATGTCTCGACAGAAGTTTGATCCCAGTAAAGTCCAAACCCAATTTGGCAAACATTTCTATGAGGGTCAACAACTGGGTTCGCATAGGGAGCGATTGTATAACCAATGGCTCCGCAATCAGAATGGTGGTACGGTAAAAGGCCGTGCCACTTTTCCTAAACAATATGGCAAATACTTCAGTTCCGGAACTAAATTCACCACCCGGCAAGGACATTTGGCTTCTTGGGCCAAGCCAATGTCACTGAAAGGTGGCTCCAATCCTAATTATAACTGGAGTCGCCCAAGCTATCTTGACTCAAAAGGAGGTGTTCGTAAAGGCTCATCAAGTGGACGCTGGGGTTCTGATATAAATCAGGGAAAAAGAGGGGCTGGAGGGTCTGTCACAATTCTGCATGGCACAAAACAATGGATCCGTCAAATTCAAATCAGTTTGTATGCCTTACGAGTTCAATCTGAGAATTTTCGTGTAGTGGTTGGCCGTAGAGCAATGAAGGTGTTTCAAAACTCTTTCAAATATCAGCAATTCTACAGTAGCCGCTCTCGTAGATGGGCTTCTCTTTCAGCATATACCCTAAAAAAACGTGCCAGCAGAGGTACTGGCAATCGAATTTTGAAAGAGTATGGTGATTTATATAACTCGATTAAAATTGATGAAAATGCTGGAGCCGCAAGGACACGAGTTTATACAGACATCGTACCAGCAAATTCTGCTCATCACAAGAAACATAGTATTTGTTATGCCGGATATCATAATGAAGGCAAGGGCACATACGGAAGCGCATGGAACGGTCATAAGCCAAAACCATATATAAAACGACAGTTTATGGGCCACTCCAACTACCTGAATCCATTTACTGACAGCTTCATGAGAAAGATGATGAAACTGTACTTATTTGATAGCGTGTTCCTTGTAAAGAAAACCTAAGCTATTATCTAAAAAGATTGAATGATGATTGTAGATAAAAAAAATAATAAAGTCATAAGTGGTAATAAAACCAGTGCTGTCTCACCACCTACAGAAAAGCCCAAGGAGCAACCTGAAAAACCCCTTCAGGTTGAATCTAATGGGCCTATGGATGTATTGAAGGCGATGAAAGAGATTCTTCGTTCAGTAACTTGGGAATATGGTGTGCCTGGTAGTCCAAAAATCTTTGCTACTGTGCAAATTGATGATGGTCAATATGAGCGTATTATCTCCCCCAGTGGCAATAAAGAAGAGACTTTAGGATTTCCGGCAGCCTTTGTTCACTTCATAAACTGGAGATACTTGGTTCAACAATCTCGCATTAATGAAGGCCGAGCCGAATTAAGAATCCGTTTTATCCTCAATAGTCTAAACGTCCATGAGGATGGGCATGATATGGGTGTGTATTACGTTGCAGAACGCATCCATCAAACCATTCAGGAAAGCATTAGCAAATATGAGTGCTTACAGGAACGCTGCCAGCTTGAATATGTCGACCCGATGGAAAGTTTCGATCATGGCTTGCAACCTTGTTGGATGACTTATGAAATTTGGTTTAAGCAAAGGAATATCTGGGCGACTCGCAATAAGATTTATAAGAAATTTGTTTGTCCTCCATTTACTAACCATGCCGACCAAGACCCCTCTATCGAAGGGGTTAATCCTGACGAACATAACAATCTGGATCATCCCAGAACTTACAATGAAGCCACTGATTTCATCACAAAGCCAAATTAAGCATAAATAATTGAATAATTGAAACTTAGTCCCTGTTGTCCGCAGGGGCTTTTTTGTTGCTCACTATTACTAAGAAAATTGAGCAACAATGGCAAAAAATAAGGAATTTAAGTTTATCAAAGGCGCTTATTGCGCCGGTGCTCCTGCCGATATTTGCTACTATACTGATGTCGATTACTGGAGTGTTCAAGAATTTCTCTGGGAATTTGACTACCTCGTCAATTATGTCAATCCCAGTGTAATACGCATCCATATTAACTCTGTCGGTGGCAGTGTCATCGAAGGGATGAGCGTATTCTCAAAAATCATGGATTGCAAGATCCGCACAGAATGTATCAACGACGCTCTGGCTGCTTCAATGGGTTCAATTATCTGGGCCGCTGGTGATGAGCTTTTTATGAAGGATTACGCGCTCCTGATGATCCATAATCCATTCTGTGATGCAAACGGAGAGAAGCAATATAATCAAGCAACTGAAGCCTTCACTCAGCAACTTAAAACCATTTATGTCAAGCGTTTCGGTCTCTCTGAAGAGGAGGTTGAAAACATAATGAACGGCAAAGAGGGTGAGGATGGAACTTTCCTCACAGCTACTCAGGCCGTTGAAAAAGGCTTTGTCGATTCAGAGCACATCATCGAGACTCCCAAGGCGGTCAAAGACCAGATTCAGGCAGCTCTTAAAGACACCAAAGACATCGGCCAAATCAAGGCGATTTACGGATTGGTGGCACCTACACTTCCCTCAACGACTATTAACCAACAGAATGTCACATCAAATTCACAAACAATGGATAAAATCGAAATTTCAGTTTTTGCCGCCCTTTTCGGACTGACTGGGAAGGACGCCACCGCCGATAATATCACGGCGAAGTTCAATGAGCTTAAAGCTAAAGCTGACAAGGCCGACGCTCTTCAGGCAGCTCTTGACGAAAAAACGACACAGCTGGCTACTGCTAACGCAGAGCTTACCGGTGCCAAGAGTTCAATCAGCAATCTGACCGCCGATCTCGAAAAAGCCAAGGGCGCTCTGAAAGTCTATCAGGAAGCGGAGGCCAAGGCAAAGGAGGATAAGATCAACGCTCTCGTTGACAAGGCTATCCAGGATTGCAAAATCAGCAAGGATGACCGTGAGGACTACATCAAAATGGCCCAGAGCGATTTTGATCTTGCTGACCGCATCCTCGCCAAAATTCCCGCTCGTGACAATCTCGGACAGATCATCTCTCAGGCCAATCAGGATGTCGCAAAAGACGGCATCCAGACTGAGGAACAGAAAGTTCAGGCCAAGGTCGAAGATGTTGTGGGTAAGGACTTCCAGTTCAAAACCCTCGACTAATCGCCAGCAAATCAATCATTAATATTTAATTCACAAACAACAATGGCAGCATTTAGTTTTAACGCGGGTCAGAGTAACTATACTGGTGAAGTCCTTGGTGATCTTCTGACCCTTGCCGCACAGGAGAATGAGACCTATAAGGAGGGTCTTATTCACATCAAGTCGGGTATCCAGAAGAAATATGCTCTTCCGCAGGTTCGCCTCGGTAAAATCATTCAGGACCACAAGGCCACTCCTGATTCAAGCGTCGGCGAATACATATTTGCAGAGCGCTATCTGGAGCCGGAGGACTTTATGATCTATCTGGAGTTCAATCCCCGCGACTTCGAGCAGTATTACAAGCCGTTCCAGCCGAAGGGCAATCTCGTATTCCGCGAACTCGACCCCAAAGTTCAGGCGACTATGATCCGTCTGCTTATGAAGCAGGAACAGGAGTACATCAATCAGGCAATCTGGTGTTCGGCTACCGCCGCAGAACGCGCCAAGATTTCAAGCAGCGATGGCTCTGTTGCCGCTGGTGCAACTGAAATCGGTGGTGATGCAGACGCAGGCCCCATGAAGTATTTTAACGGTGCTATCGCCCGTGTACTCATGAACGCCGCCGCTGCTGCAACATCGGAAGATGCAAAGTGTGGTCAGGTCAATATCGCTGGCACCGGCACATTTGCCGATGGTGAGGCTGTCGAGAAAGAGCTTTACGCAATGTGGGAAGCAACTGCTCCCAAGATCCGCAAGAAAGCCGGTCTCGTCATCCTTATGGACTACAAGTCCTGGGATGCTTATAACAGGTATCTCTCGGCTAAGACCGTCAAGTACAGCGACAACCGCAGTGAGAACGAACACCGCTTCCAGGGTAAGCGCATCATTCCTATGGTCGCTCTTCCCAACGACACCATTTTCATGGGTGTATTCACCACCGGCGTTGACTCGAACCTCTGGATGGGCGTTGACTACGCCAATGATGAGAATGTCCTTCAGGTTGATAAGCTCCAGAACAACTCTGAGCTCTACTTCTTCAAGGTTCTTCTCAAAATGGACGTCAACATCGTGCGCCCGTTGGAAATCACGGCTCACATTCCGTTCAAATACACCGCCGCGTAATCAAACACAACTTTGTAAGGCGGTGTAACAGCCGCCTTACTCAAATCTTTCACAACTATGGGTAAAAGCAAAAAAACCGAAACAGCGAAAGCGGAAGAAGCAGTTGTGGTTGATGTTCAGGTCGGGGAAGAGGTAGCCCCCTCAGAACCCACTCCAGAGCAGGAAACACAGCCGTCAAATGAAATCGAAGAGATCGAAGAAGCTCCTGAAACCAAGAAGCCGGCCAAAACAAAAAAGGCTTCAACAGAAAATGAGCCGGTCGAAGAGATTTCTTCTCGTGATGCAGAGCTGATGCGTCTCTATCCTCAGTATGAAAAAATCTGGATTACTCCACAGGGATTTGTGCATCCCGAAGGCGCACCCCAGTATCTGCTGAAAGGCGCAAAACTTCTCAAAAACAAATTTTTCAACAATAAAAAATAATTCATAATGGCTACGAATACAAATTTAGGTGGAGTTTTTACCACTGACATTGACGGCAAGCGCAATAGCAATGTGTTTCTTAGCACTGAGAATGTTGTCGGCCTTATCTTCGATACCAGTATCGTAGGTGGTCTTGAAAAGGCTCTGGGCAAGGACACACTCGCTGCTCAGACCTTTGCCAACGGCAATGTTGTGGAGCTCAACACCACTAAGGATGTAGCTGAAGCCGGTATCGACGATACTGTTCTTGCTGGTATTGCAAAATATCATCTTGACAGTTTCTTCAGTCTGGCCGGTGGCACTCAGCGCATTTTTGTCTCATTCATGAACAGTGATGAGGATCCCGATTTTGAGGCCGTTGAACTGATGCAGCTTGCATCCGGCGGCATTATCTATCAGATCGGTGTCTGGACTGGCAAACCTATTGCCAAAAATAATATGGATGGCTCCTACTCTGTGGAGGCTGGAAATGTCTGTGCAAAGCTCGAAGCTGTTGCAGAAGTTCTGGGCGGCAAGGTTGGTATTACCAACTATGAGGGCAATGCGCCTCTCAATATGCTGCTTTCAGCTCCTATTCTCAATGAGGCTGTAATCGACATCAAGAAACTTCCTGATCTGAGCGGTCTGGATATGCCCAAGGTAACGGTTCTTCTGGGTCAGGCACCCACCGATACCGTCCATGAGCTTATGTATGCTGTCAACCACGTTGCCGATACTGCATCTTATGTTCCCGTAGGATGTGTAGGTGCAGCCCTCGGTTGTCTTGCAGTCGCTCCGGCCAATGAAAGTATCGCTCATGTCGCCAGCTTCAACCTCGCTGCTGTGATGCAGGATGCAGAGCTTGGTTTTGGTAATCTCGTCGAGGACGCAGAGAACAAGACCTATGCTGCTGAATCTTCCTTCACCAATATCAAGACTCTCGGTTACACCAAACGTAACACTTACCTTCACAAGAATGGTTATGTGTTCCTGGTGAACTACGACGGTCTTGAAAACAGTATCTTCTTCAGCAGCGACCAGACCCTCAGCACCGGCGACTATCGCACTCTCGCTCGTTGTCGAGTGATGCACAAGAGCCGTCGCGTAGTTCGCAGGGCGCTTCTTCCCCGCGTCAACTCCAATGTTGAAGTTGACATCACTTCCGGCAAACTTTCGGCTTCTGCCGTAGCAGAGTTCCAGAACATCGTTATCGAGGCTTTGGATAAGAATATGGTCGAACCCGGCACCTCAAAACCCCAGGTAAGCGGACGCACTTGCACGATTGATCCTGATCAGAACGTGCTTGACACCGACGCTATAGACATCCACTATAGCCTTGTTCCGTTGGGTGTCACAGGTGAGATCAAGGTCACTGAGGGCTTCTCCAACTCCATCTAAAGCCAATGTTTAACTAACTAATATATTACAACAATGGCAGCAACAATCAATAACGTAGCATACAGTTGGTCGATGATTCAGCTTCAGACCAACCTCGATGGTGAGAGTGCTCAGAACCCGATTTTCGTTGATTGTACCGCTATCAAGTGGGACACCAAACGTAAGATCGAGCCTATCTACGGACTCGGTGGCCAGCCTCGTAAGCGTGGTTTCGGTAACGTGACCTATGAGGCAAGTATCACACTGCCTTATGGCACTCAGGTTGACCTCCGCGACCGTTCTACTGACGGCACACTCCTTGGCCTTGGTGAGTTCAACCTCATCATCTCTTGGGTCAATGACGTGGCCGCAAATGTCACCACAGAAACAGTCACACTTGCAGGCTGTATTCTTGCGGAAGGTGGTATGGATGCAAGCCAGGACGATACCTCTATCACACGAGAGTTCGACCTCCATCCGCATCGTATCTACACCGGCAAGGTCCAGAGCAATGCCAACATGAGCTGGTCACACGAGCTCTACGGTGGAGCGTAATCGGTTTTCTTGTTATACTATCAGTTGGAGGGAGCAGTCGGAAACGGTTGCTCTCTCATATTTTTTTCGAGGTTTACTATTATATATTGACGACACTCAAAACGTCAAACTGATTACTTTAACATTAAAACCAAATAAACTACACAATGGCAAAAGAAAAGAAAAATGCAGAAGCTGTAGCTGAGACTCAGGCTGCTCCCGCAATCGAACTTGTCGGTAACGTGAATGTTCCCCTCGAAATCCGTGAAGAAATCGTCAAGAAAGCTGAGGCTCTGAAGGCCGAGCATAAGCTCCGCAAGGTTTTCGTCATCATCGTCGAAGGAGAAGAGGGCGATGACAAGCCTCTGTATATCGCCTATATGCGCCGCCCCGGTCTCATGCACTTCAGCCAGTATATGAACTTCGCTCAGAAGGATGTCGTACAGGCCAACAAAATGCTCGCAACCAACATTTTCCTTGCCGGCGACCGCGAAATGGTTGACGATGAAGATCTCTTCCTCTACGGAACTATGGGTCAGCTTTCCCAGATCATCGACTCCCGCAATGCCGATATGGTAAAAAAATAGAGCGTTGTCGAATAGGCAAAGAGGATGTATATAGACAACGCCTCGCACTGATGACATACTACTATCCTCATTTGGACCTCAATGAAATGACAGATGATGATTTTGCCTTTTGGTCGGAAAATGCCTATTGGGTACATTCTCAAATGCTCATGGTTCAACAGGCCAATACAGTAGGTATGTTAACAGGAGGTGCAAAATGATTCAAGATAGGAGCTTCACGGCTCCTATTCTTGTTTTTGGACTATTATTATAAAAAGTCAATATGGCACAACTCAGTTATATAGATACTGGACCGAAACAGACTCCAGACTTAACTTTCAATATCCCTACTGATGAAAGCGTAGGGGCTTTCCTATTTGACACAAGTGGTTTTGAAAAGCCATTTGACGGTTTTCCTTTGCTCTATCATAACTTCAAAGACGGGCAGATTCAGTGTGTCAAGAATATGGATGATGCACTTCTATTAGGTATCAAGAATGATGGTTTCTTAAACAATCTCATTTATTATCACCTTGCTCAGTTTTTTGATTTTGTAGGAGATAATCAAGCCGTATATGTAGCAATAGCCGATTGCTCAAAAGACTGGGATGTGGTTCAATATATGCAGCAACAAGCCAGTGGCCGAATATTTCATATCGGGGTGTGGACTTCTCAACCTATATGGAATAAGAAGTCTGATGGGTCAATGGGATTCACATCATTGATAACTGACCTCCAAGCTCAGGCCGATGAAATTAATGGCAAGATAGGTGTTTCTACACACACTATGGTACCTCTTCACATAATGCTTTGCGGAAACACCAATTATATAGGTGGGGATCAGATTCATTATAAGCAACTACCTAATGCGATTGAACTAAATTGCCCGAAGGTTTCTGTGGCATTAGTCCAAAATGGGTCTCAGGAAGTACGCCAAATACAAGGTGGCAATCCTCTTCAGGCTCCAGTAAGTTCTTTGGGTCTTATAATGGCTTGTTTGGCTCTTTGTGGTGCTGAAGAAAGCATTGCATCACTTGAAAAGTGCGACCTCAATAAAAATGAGGGCTTCAATTATCCTGAATGGGGTGTGGGCAGTACCGGCACTCCAATGGAAAGCGTACATCGAGTTTGGGCCAACACTATATCATCAAGAGGCTACATCATTCCAGTTGATTATGAAGGTCTGGAAGCATCATATTTTCTCAGCACCGACCAAACTCTATGCGAAGGGGATTTCAGTACGATTGCTAACAATCGAGTGATGCACAAATGCCGCCGAGCATTATGCACAGCCCTTCTTCCGTATGTGAATAGTAATCACATTTACATTCCGGGAACTCATAATATCAGCGCCACTTCCATCACAATCATCACAGACTCTATCAATACCATTCTGGATTCAGTAATGAGGAATAAACAAGGTAAAAATCAAATCAATGGTCGAGTCGTAACATTCTTGGAGAATGATGAGTTGCTTGAAAACGATTCTATTTCATTAAAACTGGAGATTGGCCCGGTCAACTATAGTGGATTCCTATCAGAAGAGGTTTCACACGATATAGATTAAGATTTTATAGGTTCAAGCGTATCAAAGAACCACTCGCCCCAAGTCTGAAAAACGGCTTGGGGCTTCTCTTTGACTATTAATAGGTAGCAAATCATTAAGTATAACTACCAATGGCAGATTATAAAGATTACATCGTCAGATATGACATTATTGCTGATGTAACCAAGGCGGCCGAGGGGCTTCAATCCATTGCGAATATTGCAAAGGAATTTGAAGGTCCGATGAATACGCTTAAAACTGCGATCACTCAGGTCAGCCAGTCGGTATATCAGCTCAAACAAAACTCGCAAATGACATTTGCGCCTAAGATTGACGTAGGTGCTTTCAATAATCAGTTGCGAGCAATGGTGACACAAGTCCGAAGTGCCGCCGCCGAAATGCACACCGCAATATTCCAAGCTCTTTCAGGAAACGCTGCTGGTACTAAAGCCGTTGAAAAGGGTATTAGTTCTGCTCTCAGTGGAACAAGATCAGTTGCAGCCATAAAGAAGGATATTGAGGCGTATAACAGAGAGTTAGATAAACTTTTAGGTACACCCAAAAAAAATAAAAAGGGCGATACCATAAGAAATCGTGATGGTGCAATTCAGATGACCAAAAATGCTTTGGCCAAAGGAAATGCACAAGTGCAACAGCAAATGCAGGAGAGACTTCTGAAACTTGAATCTCAAAAGAGAATGTTTCAGAATCTTATACAACAACGCAAAGCCGAACTTGCAGTTGCTGAAAAACTTGAAAAAGAGACTGCTGCTCAACAAACTAAGGCTGCAAAAGCTCAATCTAAAATAGCAACAGCTCCTACATCAAAAGCCACATCGACACCACAGCCGGCAAAACTTACTAATGTAACTCCGGCTGTAATCCGAGAATGGAAAAAGGCGTTTGGTGATGCAAGAAGTAAAGCTCTTACTGTCAACATCAGAGGCAATGCCACTGGTGCAAATGGTGCTTTGACTGTTATTGAGCAGATTCAATCCTCACTGAGAGCCTTACAATCTCAGGCTACATTCAATATCAATCCCATATTGAATACTGAGGGTTTTGCAGCTGCTGAGGCTCAACTCAAACGTCTTGCGGGTCTGAGTGCAGCCGTTGTTGCTCCGTTTACTCCAAAAGATACTAAGGCTCAAACTGGCAAACCATCCAGTCTTGTTTCTGCTCTTACCAAAGATGAGAAAACAAAGCTCACTAACGCCCAGAAACAGATTAAAGCCTGGAATGAGAAAATAGCCCCCATCCAGTCACGTCTTGATGCAAATCGAGCTATTCCGGAAGATCAACGGACTCCGGCTATAAAAGGGCAAATTACTCGTGATACCAGAACACTTGCACAATATCAGGCTAACCGAGCAGAGCAAGAAAATATTGTCCGTAGCCTCCAAGGTAAGTCCACCGCAGCGGTTCAAACTGCAAGTAAGACTGCAAAGCCATTGGCTCTTGACATTGTGGGAAATCTCTCAAAAATCAATGTTACAGCCAAAGCTCCGGTAGTTCCGATTGTCGGTGAGATCACGAAAATTCAAAATAAAGTAACTGAAGCAATCCCCGTTAATGTCAAGATTAGTGGGGAACAAATTGCTGCATCCTTAAAGACGATTACGCCCACTCCAGTGTTGGATGTCAAAGTTCATCTGATGACTGAAGGCATACAGCAGCAACTTCAGGCCCTTTCTGGTCAGACAAAGCCGATTGTAAAGACTACTCCAAAATCCAACGCGCCTGCAACTCCGGCAGCAACACCTCATCCAGTATATACGCCTCCGACATTTACTGCTGCTGAAGAAAAACAGTTGAATACTTTAGCAGCCAAAGCCGGAACTTTATCTACGGCTCAGGAAAAGGCTGCTAAAGCAATGGCTTCTGCCAAGACTAAACTGGATAAGAGTGGTGGAAGCAATCGAGCCTTTGATCGCTATATGGCGGCCCAACGTGAATATGGAGGCATAAGAAAAGAATATCTCGATGTTCAAAAGCAGCTCAAACCTTTAATGTTCAAACAGTTCCAAAGCACTGCCCAAAGAGCTTTGACTGATGAAGAAATAGTAAAGGGTATTGGAGCACAGAATATCGTTAATCAACTGGCCGCTAAGAAAAGGCTTAATGCAGCTCAGAAAACTCAACTTGTAGAAGCAAACCAGACTCTTGCTGCATTACGCGCTCCGGCTACACCTCCTACGGCTCCAGTAGCAACTACTCCTACTCCAGCCACTACTCAACCGGCCAAAGTAAAAAAGGCTGCTGCCAAAAATACAATCACGGCTACTGTCGATACCAAAAATATCGTCAGCCAGATACAGAATATTCCAAGACAAACTATCCCAGTTGCGATCAAATTAATGTGGGAAAGAGGTGCTGTTGGCCGACAAGAACAACTTAAAAAGATTACCGCCAACATTCCTCCGGTCACATTAAATTTTGAAACAGCTACGGCAATAGCGAAACTGGAAGAGTTCGTAGCCAAGGTAAGAGCTGCCAGCCCTCAAAATATCAAACTGACTGCTACTGGAGTCGCTACAAATGCAGCTCCAGCAACAACTGTAGCTCCTACACAAAAGGCTCCTACAACAGTTGCCACTCCAGCAAAGGGGAAAAAGACAACTGCCATCGGCCAGAAGAAACCTGCTGTTGTTGATACGACTAAGGGTTTAGCTCAAACTAAACTCCCTTCAGTCGCATTAAAACTCGACACTACAGCTGCTGTGGCCGCTTTGGAAGAGTTCGTAGCCAAGGTAAGAGCTGCCAGCCCTCAAAATATCAAACTGACTGCTACTGGGGTGCCGCCTGCTGGAACACAACAAAATGTAACAGCGCCGGCCACAAATACTGTGCCGCCAGTTGCTCCGATTGTACCTCCTACGACCGGCGGAACTACTCAAAAAGGTCAAAAACAGAGTGGGCATACCGGCCACCAGCCTCTTACTCCAAGACAATATAGAGACCAACTTGGAGCACATTTGGCAAAAGGTGGAATGTTACCTCCAAATTACGCTACCCAAATTGCAGATCAGCAGAGAAGAAGAGCGTGGCATCTTGACCAGATGAAACGTGACGCTATGGCAGCTTTTGCGCAAAAGACTCCATACGAACTTGCTGAAGAAGAACGCTTGCGTAAGTTGGCTCCAACAACTGCTGGTACTGGGAAAAATAAAGTTGCCTGGGATTCTACTGCTCCGGCTGCCCATACTGCGCCTAATGGGTACAAGTGGGTACGAGCCAATGATCTTACATCATATCTCAATAATGAACAGCAACAGCAATTAGCCAAACTTAGAGGTGATGAAAGCAATGCGCGTGGAAATGTAGCGAGAATTCAATCTCAGATTGCTCGTAGTACAGGAAAGTCCAATGCTCGTCTGGAGGCGGCAAGGACACAATATGCAGCTATCCAAAAACAGATGGAGCCATATTTGAAACAAATAGCACAGCTGGAGGAGATGAAGAAGCCACTGCTCTCTTTGAAGAAACCCAATAAAACTCAGAGAAGTGCTCTTGCAAGAATCGAATCATCACAAGCTGCATTACAAACTCAGATAGACCAGTATCGTCAAGCACAAGCACCTTTCGCTAACGCAATTCAACACGAAACGGCATTGATGGCTCGATATGGTACGATGTCAAGTAATGCTCTTTCTGCCGCAACCCAACAACATTCTTCAGCACAGGCTGCTGTATCAAGATATACAGATGGCTGGAAATTGGCTCAAACAAATCCCAAGGGTAAGCCAAGTGAGTCTAATATCCAGAAAGCTGCTCGTTTACAAGCTCAGGCTCAAAATGCAATGTTGCCTTTTGCTCAAAGCAAAGAGCAACTGAACATGCTGACAAAACATCGTCGGTATTTCCGTCAGGCCGTAGCAACGACTGGCATTATGCCGACTCCGGGTATGGAGGCACCTCAAATGCTGAAATACTTGCAGGGCGTATCAACTCAGATGCAGAAAGCAAGTGTTGCAGTACCCTGGACTTTGCAGAGTCAGATTAATAAACTTGAAGGTGATGTTGCTAAGGCAAATGGTGTAGGACAGCCCACCCAATCTCGTGGAACTGGTATGGTGCCTATGCGCACTGGTCAGCCAAAACCATTCTTTGATCGTTCCCGTAGATGGGCTTATCCATTTACGGGCCAGACCTCGTTTGGTGTTCGCACTCCAATGGCTGTAGATATGGCCAAGGGTATGGGTGTAATGTTTGCGATTGGTGGCGCGATGTCAGCCATTGGAAGCTCCTTCAGTCAGGCGATGGAGTATCAAAACACCATGCGCACTACTCAGGCCATTCTTCAGAACGGAACAGACTCATATAGTCAAAATTCGTTCAAGAATATGGAAGCCACTGTGCGTAATGTCGGTGTTAAGACAAAATTCTCTGCTCCCGAAGTCGCCAGTGCTGCTCGCTTCCTTGCTATGGCCGGATATGATATAGACGCTATCAATGCTGCTATACGACCCATCGCAGACCTTGCACTTATTGGAGATTCTGATTTGGGCGAGACTGCTGATAAGATGACCAATATTATGACCACCTTCCAGATTGCTCCTGATCGTATGCGTGAGGCGGCAAACATAATGGCTACAACCGCTACTCGATCCAACACAGACCTTATGATGCTGGCCGAGTCTGCTAAGTATGGTGGTGGTGTCGCAAATATGTATGGGCGTAATGACCCCAATCTTTTTGCAGATACAATGGCATTGTTTGGTGTCATGGGTAATGCCGGTATCCAGGCTTCATCTGCCGGTACCGCGCTTCGTATGATGTATCAGAACCTCTTTAAGCCAAATAAAAACCAGAAGGCGGTTCTGGATATGATGAAGCAAAGTTATGGTATTACAACTCTCAAAGAAGATGGCAGCTATCGTTCTATGTCTGACATCTTAATTGAGATGGCCCAGCGCATACCTGAGAACCAAATGGCTTCGATTGTCGGCAATCTATTCCGAATTACCGCTCAACCAGGTGCTGCTGCAACCTTGCTTGCTGCCGCCGGTGGCGATAAGGGTGTTGCCCAAGAGATTGGTACTGGCATTGAAGCAATGTCAAATAAGATGAGCAGCAAGGCCGGACTTAGCTCGCTGGTATCTCTTATGTTGGCAAACCGTAATTCTGTCAGTGGAAACATCTCAGGAGCCATTGCCGAAGAAAAGCAAAACACTATATCAGGTCTTTGGGCCCAGGTTACATCAACATTTACTGAAGGCATTGTGCAGGCATTTGAAAATCGTCAAGGAGGCTTTGAGGAAATGTTGAAAAAACTTAGAGATTATCTTGCCAAGCCTGAAACAATCCAGATGATGCAGAACCTTCTCGATATGATTATTGAGATCGGCAAGGTAATGGCATGGTTTGTGAAAATTTGGGCCTCTCTATACAACGCTGCCCCCGGATTGATCAAATTCTGGGTTACTTTCCAGATGGGTATTACCCAGATGGGCGCCCTCATTGCTCCAATAATATCTTTGATTGGTGTATTTGACCGTCTTAAAGGATCTATACTGGCATTGGCCGGCATATCTTCTGTCGGTGGCGCAACAATGACACGCAATGTGGCCGGTCGGGTTGTTGCTGGAGGTGCGGCAAATGCTGCTATTACCAACGCTCCATTCATAGTCGGGCCTGGTAAGTGGGGCACAAACAAGGTTATCCGAGGCAATATTGCTACCAGAGCACACAATGCTTTGGCAGCAAACGCTATATTGGCCGGAAAGTTGGCTCTAAGTGATGCTAACAAGCAAACAACACTGGCCGCCCTCAACAAAGAGACACGTCAACACTATGCAGCAGTGCGTGAACGTGCTGTGAGGATGTATGGTCCGGCCAGAGCTGGGCGCGCTTTCCGTGCTGCCGCAACCGCTGTACCAACTATGGCTTCGTTTGCTCCGATGTTTGGTGGACTGAAGAGTATGCTTATGGGATTGCTAACTGGATTGGCCAAGGCCGCCGGATTCTTAGTAAATCCCGTAACATTGGCTGTTGGTGCTGTAGCCGGACTTGGATATGGCCTCTATAAACTCAAACAGCGCATAGATGGAACCTCTGAAGCCCAGCAACGCGCAAGAGTGCAGGCCAACAAAGCTGCCGATCAAACCCATCGTGAGCTTACCAAAGAGGGTCAGTGGTATCAGGATATGATGAATGAGAATATTCCTGAAGCTGCTCCTGTAATATCCAGTATTGACACTACTCAAATTGAGAAATATAATGCAGATAAGCAGAAGTTTAATCAACTTTACGCGACTATTTTCAATGATTTCTCAAAAGACGCAAGTAAGCAGTCAATCAATGATGTAACTACTAAATGGCGCAATGTAATTACAGCAAATCCAGCTTATTCGCTTGCTATTGGCAATGCGAGAAATTATGATTTCTCGAAAAAGCACAAACAGCTTGATTACAATCCATACAATGATGCGACCAATGGAGCTACTGCCCTTTGGAATATATGGCATCATGAAGAGGATAATGCCATAAATCAACGCAATGGCATGATCCAGGATGCACTGATGATCGAAGGTGCAAATGATCTGCGTACGCAACAAGCCGTACAAGAAATTGCGAAACTTCGACAAAAGTATCTTGCTGGAGAAACCACATATAAATCTGAGAGCGAATATCAGCAAGCGGCCTTTGCCATAAGAGACCGATTCATGTCTCAATTCACTGCTAAATTGCCTTCTACCGGAATGACACCCGAACAATTCCAGCAGACTACTAATCGCAGTGTCTATGATAAATATCAGTTAGGCGCCCAGAATCTTATGGATGCAACTATCAATGGTCAAATGGGGACCTTGGTAGGAAAAATGAATGCTTATCAGTGGCTGTCAGATGCAGAAAATCGTGCTAAGTTATATACTGACGAATGGTATAATGCAATTTCCAATATCATTGGCGATTATCACGTTATCTACAACGCCGTCTCAGCCGATGGTCAGCAGCAGGCCAACATCGAATTAATGCTTTCGACTCTTCCAAATGGACGGTTGAACTTCACCAATATTTTAGACCAGATTCGAGCCAAAGTTACAAACTTTAATCTGACTCTTCAAGGTTTTTCTGATATTATTGGCGCGTCGTACAAAATGATGGCCGAAGCTGGAGTCATTGATATTAATGATGCAAATGGGCTTAAAGAACAGATAAGGCATCAAATGAATGGCGCGAAATATGGAGATATGACCGTTCAGGACTATTGGGCACAATGGATTGCAAGTAATGAAAACTCTGAATGGGTAAAAGCTGGTATCAATGAGAAGCAATATGTGGACTTTATAATGGGAAGATCTGGGGAAACTATCAATTTGGGTAATCGAATTGTTTCGCGTTCCGCAGAACAACAGCAAATGTACCATAATATCTCTCGTAAAACTGCTAACACCATTATTGAGCAGAATAAACATCTTATAGACAAAGCTCAACAGTTAGGGAATAATAACTCAGGCACTCAATATACTCCAACCCCAACCCCAACCTCTACCAAAGATCAGCAAGCATACGCCTCTCATTATGATCGGGCTGCTGCAAGACCAACTCAGGTTGTGTTTAATATCAATAATCTGGCGAGCTTCGACAGAACTACAGTGGCTTCCAGTGCTGAAGAGCGTGACTTGATGGCAGCAATGGAAGATAGAATTGCCGGAGCAGTATATCAAATGTTTGCAGAAGCCTCCAATCAGGCACAGCGAGTAATGGATCTTACATAATGATACACATAAAAAAGAAAGATGGGGCTTTTAGTCTCATCTTTCTTTTAACACTTATATAACCCCTAAATCAACACTCCTGAAGGTAAACACCAACTTTTGCTACTTGGTCATAAGGCATTTTGAGTCTGATAATTACATTCCCAACATAAGGTAGATTTCGTTTTTTTAATTCAAATTGCGTACTTTCTCCAATTTGAATAATCTTTCCATCATAGTCAAACAATGAGATAACAACATGAACCCATTGTTTGCTTTGCCTTCCAGCGCGAAACAAAAGATAATTCATAGTGATATATTCACTATCTATTGGAGAAAATGACATAGTTTGAACTTTTACGTTCAAATCTTCAAATGAAGAAGTACAGATCTCTATTTTTTCTGATAAAGATACTGCTTTTTCTACTGCATCCATATATATAAGATGAATTTTCTAAACGATAAAGTTAGAATCTTCACATTTATCATTTGCATTTATTTAATTCATCATTATACCATTGGGCTGCTTTATTTAGTTCTTCTGTTGTTTTATCGGCAGCTTCATTTGCACGTTTTCTGGCTTCTATCTGAGCCTTCGTGTTCCCATTGATATGGTCTATAAAATAGGACACGCCCCAACATACACTGACACCTACAATGGCAGCAAACAACATGCCTATCAGGGTACTTTTTTTAATTTTTCCCATAGTCATTTTGAATTTGGTATTATAGTTCACAAAATGACATATACCCTTTTTCTTATCCGAGGTGGTGATTTCGACGCGAAACAGGGCTTATGCCACTTTCCAAAAATTTTCTGAAAAGTAGTGCAAAATTACTCAAAAATCGTCGATCTACCAAATTCATTGCACCAGAACTATTATAGAGTATGAGTACAAGTCTAAATAACCTCGCAATAACAACCACTGGCAGTGCAATGGCTTCTACAATGGGAGCCTTGTTTAATACTTTACAGAGTAAAATTGCTAATGGTGGTAGAGATAGTAACTGTAAATTTTACTATAAAGACGGCGCCGGCGGCTCACTTCTTCAAGTAGCAGTCAAGGGAGTTGTCCGGGGAGCCGTATCTGAATTGAAGAATGAAGCAGTCAATGCTTTTAATTCGCTCTTAAATGGCAAGAGAACCAAAGATACTACCGGAGCTGCATGGGTAAACTCTGAATTGGTCAAGCAGGAAGCTGAACAGAAAACATACGGCATGATGCACGTTGACGGAGGTACCATATATGCACTGGATGATTGGGGCGGTACTGCCACTGAAGCTCTTATGTTAGGTATCGAACTGGATCAAAGCATTACAGTTAATCAAAAATTCCCAGTATATCGAACAAAAGTAATAGATGCAAAAAAAGGAATTTATCAAGAACAAGAGCCTGACACTATTGAGAACACCGTAACCACAAAGACTTTGGTGTGGTATGACACTACTGCATTGATTACTATCAATTCTGATAAGAATCTAATTGCTACCCGTGTGACTGGTCGAGACTATAGCCGAAAAGAACTTGTATCCAATGGCGATATAAAGTTCACTGTTTCAGGTCAAATCACCAGTGGTAAACCTGACATATATCCGGCAGAAGAGATGCAGAAATTTTACAAAATCATGCAATACAAGGGCATTGTCAAAATCAATAATATGGTTCTTGACCAGCTTGGCATTACCCATATTGTCATTGAGAACTTCAATGTTTCTCCACGCCAGGGATATAAGGCACTCCAACAATACACATTCTCCGCTATCGGTCTCCAGCCTGAAAATGAGATTGAAATTTCTGAAGATACTATTTCGATCATTCCTCAAAAGAATGTCTCCGCTAATGATGATGACGGAAGTGAGTGGATGAAGATGTTGAACAACCAGCTTGAAGGACTGAAGTCTATGGCCTCCGATGTATTCAAACAAGGAATGGGCCTCGCCGCCGGTCTGTTGGAAGATACCTTATAATTTATGGCTTCAGATTTAACAGCACTCCGAACTCAACGCCCGGATCTGGTTCAGCAGGTCGAGTACACCCTCACGCCCAAATATTATCAGCATAAGGCGTATGAGGATAAACTTGCCATACTTGTATGTCAGATAAAGATATGGAAGGCAAATGGAAATGATTGGTTTTCTATACCTTCTGCCAATCAATGTCTTACGATCCGAGAATGTGAGAGTATTGAAGTATCGGACTCTGCAAAAAATCTTATCAATAAGGCTGTGATAAGATTCCCTCGTGGCACTGTCATCAATCTCTCCAGCCGGAAAGAAAAGGACGTTATAAGTGGCGATAAAGCGGATTCTACTGATAAAGAAAATACTCTTATCACAGCTAATAATGATGGCGATATCACAACTTCTCCAACCGCCTTATTTAGTGAAGATGGGATTTCCACCACATCTATGGCAGCCAACTATGATGACAAGGGGTTGATCGACTTCAATAGAACCAAGACCGAGCCGGCATTATTAAGTCCTAATGATGTTGCGGTTGGCAATCGCATTGAAATACGTTTGGGATATGCCTATTCTGAATCGGAGTTTAAGAAAATGAATACTGCCGACAGTGACCCCAATATGGATGTGGTCTTTACAGGCTTCATCACTGCCATCTCAGTAGATACTCCCTTGGAGTTAGAATGTACCAATATGGCCCACATCCTTGCATCTGTCAGCACTCCTAATATTTCTGCCAAAGCTACATTGATGGTTAAGGATTTTCTTGACGATGATGGCACTTATCACCTCTTGAAAGACACTGGTATCCCCCTTGCTCCAGCCAGCAAAGGTTCCACCATATCGGTCAGTGGTGGATCAATCAGCAATAATCTTACGATAGCTGATGTGCTTACTGAATGGAGTAAAAGTGGTGTTCTCTGCATTATGGAAACCAAATCTGATGGCTCTGTTCAGTTGCGTGTGGGATTGACTTATTATGCCGGGAAAGGTAGTGGCCTTCCCAATAATGATAAAAAGTACATCACCTATAATGGTGGAAACAACTCAGTCAAACTTATTCAATTTGACTGGGATGTGGCTCAGGATAAACTGAATCTCAAACGTAATGATAAAAAATATCTTGCGGTCGAAGCACAAGGACGAACTAAAGATAATCAATTTTTCAAACTGACTCTTCGCAAAAATCCTAATCCTGATGATGAAGGGTGGGTAATTGACAGCGATGGCCAGTTCCAGGTTGTGAATCGCCGTAAAGTGAAAGACCGAAAGAAAATGAAGTTTGTCAACGGCACTTTCAGTACCAAATGTATTGAAGGACATCTGACAGATCCGGCAAAACTCGATAAATATAATGTCATTCAGTATATCTCGACTAAGGTGGGGATTACTGAAGAAGAATTGATAGAGGAAGCAAAACAGTATTGGGCAAACTATAATCCCAATGGTATATCCGGCTCGATTGAGATATTTGGTGATCTTCTTATCCGGCCCACTGACATTGTGGGATTGATAGATGTCCGACAACCCGAAAAGAATGGATATTACTACGTTGAAGCAGTCAATACAACTTTCGGAATGAATGGATATCGCCGTGAACTTCATATCCCATATAAAATCGCAACCTTTTCAAAACCTGTTCAAATCATTTAACCATCATGTCGCTTAAAGGAGAAATCAACAAATATTCAGGGGATGTGCGCCGGTCAATCGGTCAAATGGCTCGTCAAGGCATGACTGGGCCAGATGGGGCTGTGCGTGGCACCAAGAAAATCTTAGGATATGTATGTGCCATTCATGAAGATGGGGATTTGGCCGGCACCATAGATGTTCAGGAATTTAATTATGAGCCTGATGAATATCCTATTATGGGTACTGGTCATCACGAAGGGGTGTTGTTGTCTGCCATTCAAGATAATTCTGAAGGCATATTAATCGTACCTATGCTTTATTCAGAAGTTGTTATAGTCCAGAATCCAACAGACGGGCGCGAATATGTGCAGATGTATAGCCATGCAAAGCGTATTCAATTATTAGCCCATTCAATAGAGGGGGAGGATGATGGCGAAATTGAAATAGGTGTAACTGAAACTGAAAAACTGGTTGAAACAGATGATGGCTTAGATAAAGATTACTATGAACTGGAGCCTACCAAAAACAAAACCAGCACCAAATATACCGCTACCACCATTACCGACCAAGTAATTTCTCCGGATGATGAGGAAGGATTCAAGGAAGAAAAAACCGTAGAGCATAAAATCATTACTGTGGGCGATACAACAATCACTATTGATGGTGAGAACGTGATAATCGAGACAAGTGGTAAGGTTTCATTCAAGGTCGGAGGTACAACCATTACTGAAGAGGATGGCTCCGTAAACATCAAGACAGATAAAGCCAAAATTGAAACAAGTAGTTGTGAAATTAAAGGTTCTGATGTTAAGGTTGACGGCACTTCAGTTACTATTACCGGCGGCACTCTTAAAACCAAAGGAGTTGCAGCTACCGACTTGAATGGGCCATTCAACGCTATTAAAGTATGTCCTTTTAGCGGCGCGCCTCATTGTGGATCATCTGTCAGTGGAACATAATTATGAGTAAATCAGCATTTGCACAAGCTATCATATCAAAACTCAAAAGTTCAATAGGTACTTCCGGTAAGGATTATTCCGCTGGAAGTGCCTCTGCTGCAATGAGTGCAGTAGCAGCCGGCATTACCGAATATCTGATAGCGAACACAACGGTAATGGTGTCTTATGTAGGCGTCATCCCCGGTGTACCGCCAACTCCAGATCCACTTGTTACTGATTCTTTCAAAATAATGGGCAGTTGTGCCCCCACTGGCCCATCTAATAGCTTTGATAGTTGGATTAGACAGATTGAGACCAATATCATTGCCGGCTTTCAGTTGGCAGCAATGGGCAATGGAGGATTGGTCTTTCCTCAAAAACCTTTTCTAAGTCCTGGAATTATCACGTCTCAGGCGAATTTGAAAGCCACACACGATGTCAGCGATGAAGATCCGCAGCAAAAAGTCTGGGAGGTGGTTTGTGGGGGTATAATGGATTGGATAAATGGTCTTGCACTGAATATAACTCCTGGTGCAGCCACCCACCCAGCAGTATCATCCACCGGCACAGCGACAATAACCAAAATAACCATCACTTGACCCATCCAACTTGACTATTATAGATAAAAAGCAGTCAAGAAAGATGGTAAGAGACTTAATCATAGATATGAAGGAGCGCGACTTGTTGACCGAGGACAAGTCCAGTGCTTCTGTGCCGATATTTGACTCACTTTGGGGTAACATATTTGATGAGGATAAAGAACTCGATATTCTCATTTGCAACATAATTATTCCTGAAGCCTATTGGAGTATAGTGGGTTATGAGGATGGCGAAATGACTTGTCGTTTCAAATCAGCATATATCCCAAACACCAGCAATTTCAGAATAAGACTTGTGGGATTGCGAGACGGCAAATATTATGTTTTCAGCAGAATCCGAGGCGATTTCGGTTTACCTGTCAATAGTTATGTGCTGAGTAAAAACATTGCCGCACCCATCTCAGCCTGTATGCTCCCATTCATTGATATTGATGGAGAATTTATTGTCAGAATGGTGCAAAACAGCAAATCTGAAGTGCTGGATAAGGCATATATTTATTCTGCGAAAAGCACTGACATCAGCATTAATTACAGTGATGATCAAGCCTCCCAGCTTTTGACATTGTGTGCTCCAGGGAAGAGTTACAGATACCCGACCACAGGTGTAGGCATTACCAAATACCTGAATTGTGTTGTGGCCCATTCTGACTTACAAAAAGTGCTGGAGGCTCAGTTTAATGGTGATAAGAAGCCTATTCAGGATGCAGAATTTGATAACGAGACGTGTAAGCTCGATGTCCTCTTCAGTCCCGAAAAAGAAGAGTCTGATACTGGACTGGATGATATTGATGATCTCAATCTCTCGTTCTTCAGTCTGTTTACTGACGAATATGTGCGTCGGAACGTAGTCTTGAATGAATTGTCTGACACAGACTTCATGGAGTTACTTAATGGATATCCTTATGTGCTCAATATTCTTCTGTTTACTGATTACACAACCAGCGCTTCTCGAATAGCCAATAATGTTGAGGCCGGACAATTCAATGGTGTTGGTGAGATAATCCCCAGCAATCAATACTATATCGTTTCAGCAACTTTAGAAGCTAATACGATAGTAATGTTTGATGATGAAACGGAAGATAACGTAAAAGACGCTCCGATTTTTATCATCAATGACAATGATGAGACCCGATTATATACGGCGCTGGTTGAGCAACCGTATTGGCTCACTGAAACGTGTCATAAATGCTTTATCCTTAAACGCCGGTCAGTAGTAAAGTATATGATCCGACAAGACCAGTTCCGCACTGGCAAGGGATTGTATATGGTCCCTCAAACAAGTGCGAATATCAAGAATATGCTTGGACTGGTACAAGACATTCATACTGGCCGACTCCTTGGTATCGTCTCAAATAGCACCAACATCAGTGATATGACACTGGATGAAATCACTCAGCATATTTACGCAACTCAAATAAATCAATAGTATGAGTATTAATAACGACAATATAGTCAAAATTGGTGTCGCCCTAAAATGGCGAAACACTTTTGACTTAACCAAGAAATACTACCAAGAGAACGTGGTCACGGCGTGTGGCTGCGTCTTTAGGTGTAAAGTATTGCAGGCCCAGGGGAAATCCCCCATAAAGATGACCGATGACCAAGGGCACATTGTCTATACCAATACTGATGTGTGGGATGTACTGGTGGATATGGCGTATTATTACAACTATGCCGTTGATACTCGTAAACTTACACAGCAGATGTTGGATTATGCCAAGAAACTGGATGAGGCTTTTCAAAAGCAACAGAAAGAAATCGAGGCACTTCAGAAAGACAATCGTGATCAGTGGAATCACATCAACGACATTGAAAAGGTCAATACCGAGCAGCAACGTGAACTCAATTCAATTTTTGATACCATTAGCTGTTTTAGCGAAGGTATCTGGATTGACACTCTTCTTTGGAGCAACGAAACGATCTGGGATAACAACAAGTACGCTATCACTGATGATTTGCAGAATCAGATAGACGTTTTGAGCGAGACGCATCGTCAGGACATAAAAGATTTAACTGATAAGCATGATTCAGAAATCAGCGCACTGACTGCTAACATTGTACGTCAAAATAAAATTCAAGACGGTATCAATACCTACCTCCAAGATCAGGTATATGATTTGAATACTTCTTTCTGCTGTTTCGGCACTGGTGTGTGGGAAAATGACCTTCACTGGAGCCAAGAAGCTCTGTGGGATAATAACAAATATGCTATCACAGATGCTCTTGCTGAGGACATCAAAAAACTTGATGAACATTTATCAAAAAGTGACCAGGCTTTCAAGGATGCAATGCTTGCAAATTCCAGAGAGCATGGACTGGTTAACACCCACCTTCAGAAACATGACCGTGAAATCAACGATCTCCAGATCCTCATTCAAGAGCATGATCAGCAGATTATCGACCTGATAAATACTCTTGCTTGCTTCAGCAATGGGTACTGGGATGATGGTCTGAAATGGAGTAATGTTGCTCTGTGGGAAAACTCTAATCTGATGTATGATTCATTTGAGGATATTTATCGTCAAATTGAAAATCATCAGAGAGCCATCTCGGATTTGACAAAAGAAATTCAGAAAGTCAAGTCTGATGCAGAAGCCACAATGGAGTCTATCAACAAGACTTTTGCAGGTTTCCGAAAAGAGCATGAAGATTTCCGCAAGGAACATGAAGAGTTCGGTAAAGAGCATGAAAATTTCCGTAAAGAACATCAGGCCATTACGGGCCGTCTTAACAAACTTGACACCCAATGTGAAGGTCAGCAACATGAAATTGACTCTCTTCTTTATCATATCTCAATCCTTACCAATGGCGTATGGGATAATAATTTGTTGTGGGTCAATGAATCTGAATGGAATAATACTGACCTGAATGGTACTTGTCATTGCCCAGAAGATACTGAAGAGCGTTTGGATGAGCTTCAGGAAGGTTTTGAAGCCATTACACAAAGAGTGTCTGGTACAGAAGAAAATATTGAGGCTATCACATCTGATGTGGAAGCTAATTCTTCTGCTATCCAGACTAACGCATCTGCTATTGCAAATAACGCTTCTGAAATTGAAACTATCAAGCAAAATGCAATTACAGAACATCGTAGCGTTGCATACCAGCTCCGTGCCATAGGTCGTGAGCAAGCAACTCAGGATGAAAATATTGCCAAACTTGGAGAACACTTCAGTTGCTATGCAGACGGTATCTGGGGAGACCTCTTTATCTGGGATAACGAACTTCTTTGGGCTAATGAAACTGGAGTGGTCAATGAAGCTATTTCTGATCTTCGTAATGACCTTCGTGATACACGCTCTAAACTGAATGAGGCAAATGAGGATATAATGACCAATCTCTCACTCATTCGAGCTAATCATCAGCTTATAGAGAATAACACTGTTGATATTCAGGAGAATAAAGAAGCCATTGAGACTACTCAGTCGGAACTTCAATCTACCACTGATGCAATCCGTAAAGAGGCTCTTACCGAACATCGTCAAGTTGCATATCAACTTCGTGCTATTGGGCGTGAGCAGACTGCACAAGATGAAAATATCGCTAAGTTAGGTGAACACTTTAACTGTTTTGCAGACGGTATATGGGGCGATATTTTCTTGTGGGATAATGACCGCCTTTGGGCTAATGCTTCTGGTGTTATTGAAACCGCTATTGATGATATTCATGTTGAACTGGATTGCCATCAGAATACACTTGACTTCATAATTGAAGAAAAAAATGAACATTTCACTTGCTTCAGTGACGATGTTTGGTGCAACTCTTCAGTTTGGGATAATGGGCGCTTATGGCCCAGTGATTTTTCAAACTTTGCGCAAGCAATTCAGAAAAATCAAAATGATATAGAGGCAGCTAATCAATCTGTTGAGAGTCTTAAATCTCAAACAGAAGAAGAGGTTGTAACTATAAATAACAACATTTCTCAAATATCTGAAAACGTATCTGAAATCTCAACTTCTATTCAGTCACAACAAGAGCTGATTGAAGAAAACTTTCAGCAAATAAATAGGGTGTTCAGTTTGATGTTCCGAAAAACGTCATTCAAAACACCTGAAATATTAATAAAAACACG